TATCCGCGTCACCGCAGGCTCGGACTGGTCGCCTGCGAGGTAGTCGACGATGTAGCCGTCCAGTGCGCTGATGTCGATCGCCGCAGGGTTGCCCGCGTTCGGGTTGAGTTCGCCGCCCGAGGCGATACCGGTGGACAGGTCGGCTTGCTCCTGCGTCATGCCTACGCTGACGAGGAAGCTTTCGGTGTCGAGGTGGACCCAGTAGGTTCCGGACTCGGCCCAGAAGGTGAGCACGCCTGCGCCATTGGTGGCTGTCGGGTTGGCCAGCGGGGTGGCGCCTGTCGCATCAGTGAACAGTGATGCGAACGCGGTCGAGCCCTCCGGGAACACCCGCGTCTCAATGTTCGCCGCCAGCGCCCCGGAGGGAAACCAGAACCGATCGCTGTACCGGGCCAGAGCCACACCCAACCCCCTTTCACATCACGTGGTGGTTTCGTCGACGATCAGCCCGAGGTTCGCCAGCGCAGTCAGCAGCGACGCGAGCGCAGTCCCATCAGTGCGTGACCCCGTCACCGTCTGCTGGGACACTGGTGTCACGCCGTGAAAGGCAAGCTGGTCATTGTCGGGGTCGATGACATGACGGACCGCCCCGTACAAGGCGTCGACGTACTCGCGGCGTCCCGCATGCTGCGCGTTCAGGGCGTCCGCCGAGTACCGGTCGTACGCGCGCTGCGTCCCGTCGAAACCAGTACCCGACCAGTTGGAGACGATCAGGTCGGCGCCCGTCGCCTCCAGGTCGAGGGCGCTGCCGCCGCGGCGGAACCGGTAGCCCTTCTCCGTATCGGAAACCGTGAGATCGCCGTCGGATACCCGAGCATTCCCCGTGACGTTGAGGCCACTCAGAGACGCGCTGCCGTCCTCAATCGCAGAGACCCGCTCACCGACACCAGTGACGGTGTCAGAGAGCGTGCTCACATCCACCTGGGTGGCGAACGTTTCGTCGGCGTACGCCCGGTCACCGTGGGGGTCCGCGACGGCGACATGCGCCTGCAGCAGACTCATGGCCATGGCGACGGCCTAAGCGGCGAGTGTCGTCGGGTCGCAGGCGATCGTCGGTGGCGCGGTCGTGGTCACGTTCCACACCCAGTGCTCGTCGGTGTCGATGGTCTCTCCGACGGGCAGGTAGTCCGCGCCCACGAGCGTCACCCACGCGGCAGCGGTGCCGCGGGTTTCGCTGGTGGTCTCCAGCATGGAGCGGCCGTTTTCGACGAGGTACGCGCCGAGCTGGGTGGCGCCGACGTTGGGCCACGCGTTGTAGATGTAGCGCTGGTTCCCGGACGGGTCGCAGGCGCCGGCTCCGGCGACTTCCTGCCACACTTCCAGGCTGTAGCGGCGCGTCGGGTTGCCTTCGGCGACGGCGAATCCGGTGCCGGTGGTGGGGGTGCCGGTGGTCAGTTCGCGGGCGGAGATCATGAGGGCGACCGCACTGGTGTTGATCTCGCAGAACTGGGAGGTGAGGTTCAGCCGCTTGAGGGTGGGGTCGTCCTTCTGGTTCACGCACGCGGTGCCGTCCGCGGTGCGATCGAAGAATTCGACGCCGTCCTCGTACTGGGGCTCCATGTTGACCTGTACGAAGCCCTTGGTGACGGTGACCTGCCCAGGCGCGCCGGTGACGGGGACGCCGCACGCGTCGAGTTCGATGATCCGCATATGCGTGCCCTTGATGGGGGTTACGCACGTAGACGTAGCTGCCATGGTGATCTACTCCTACTCGGTGGGCACGCCCAGGACGATGTGCGCGGCCAACAGGCAGCACGTGAAGCCGAGCACATACGTGCGCTCGGCGATCATGCTCAGGGTGTTCGCGGACCGGTCCAGGGAGTCACGGACGTCGGTGAAGAACACGTCCGAGCGGTAGCCGAACGCGGCGCCCGTCGCATAAATCCACGCCGTACCAGCCGCAGGCGCGGTGCCGTCCGGGCCCGAGCCGGTGTAGCCGCCGCCGACGACGATCAGGTTCCCGCCAGTGGTGTACAGGCGCCCGTCCCGTTCGGTGACCAGGTTCCAGGCGGCGAGGGTGGGCAGCGCATGACGGGGGACGTGGATGAGGCCCTGCCCGGAATAGCAGTCGGCGAGATCCGCCTCCAGCTCCCCCAGAGCGTGGGCGACATCAGCCCCGGTGACCGCCGGAGAAGCGGTCGGCTGCAGCACGATGTCCTGCGCGTCGAGAACCTCCGCGTCGGCCGCGAGATGCGGGAACACGATGGCCTGGCCGCCGGCGGTGCCGGTCCAGAACGCCGCCTCTACCTGCTGCTGTTCGACGCGGGCGAGCGCGTCCTCGGCGACGGTCGCGGCGTCGGTGAGGCCGACCGGGGAGCATTCGAACTCGGCGTACACCGTGAACGGTGTCGCCCCGCGTGTGGTCTGCTCAACGTTGCTGGTCTTGACGCCGGGTTCGGGGGGTGCGCCGGTGCCCGTGACGCTGAGGCATTCGTCGTAGGTGGTGTCGCCGGTCGGGCAGCGTTCGATCCAGGTGACGCCCTGCTGCCAGTGCGACGGCGGGGCGGGGTGCTGGATTGTGTCCCACAGCCCGTAGGGCAGGGCGGTGAACGCTGGTGGGTCGATGATCTGGCGTGCGGCCATCGGCGCTCACCACCCTTCTGCTGCTCGTTTCACGGGGATGGTCAGACGCGGGCTTCGTCACCAAGGAGGCCGCCGGTGCTGCCCTTGACGTTGAACGGCACCGTGTACCGGCGGGACTCGTGGCCGACGCGGGCGACGAGGTGGCACTCCTCGCTCCAGGCGGCGGTGTGGTCGTTGGTCTCGTTGAGGACGGAGTCGCGGATCACCCCGAGGTCCAGGGAGAGCCCGTTGCCGTGGATGAACGTGCCGGCCGCGTAGATGAGGAAGTCCACGGTCGTCGGCCACAGGGTCATCGGGGTGGCGTTGCCGAACTGGCTGGCGCCGCGGACCTGCCAGTCGTTGACCCACTGGACGCGGACGTTGCGGGCGGTGAAGTAGGAGTCGACTTCGGCGTTGGAGACGGCGGGGAGTTCGACGCCTGCCTTCCATGCGAGGTCGGCGCGGATCGTCTCGCGTACCCAGTAGGGCAGGACGACTTCGAGGACGTCGTCGATGCACATGCCGTAGCGGGCCCGGTAGTCGGTGGCTGCCATGCCGACCGCGTTGTAGATGCGGGGTGCTGCGGAGTCGTCGGTCTGTCCGCCGACGGTGATGGTCGCGGAGGATGCGAGGAGCATCTGGGCGATCAACCGTGCGTTGATGACGTGCGCGTGCGCCGACATGAGGAGCTGCAGCATGTTGGCCGTGGCCTCAGGGAACGCGTCGTCGGTGAGGTTCCCGGCGGTGAGGCAGTAGCCGTAGCACTCCAGGCGCTCTTCCTCGAAGTCCGGGCAGGGCACGCGAATGCACGGCTTGGTCGGGGAGCCGGTGGCGGCGGCTATGTCGTCGGCCTCGGTCCACAGGAACGGCGTGGATTCGTTGGAGAGGGTGGCGGCGAACCCTGCGAAGGCGGTGCCGCCGCCGAGCGCGTCCGCGAGGGACGGGCTGGTGGGGAACTGGATGCCGCCGCGGCTCACGCCGAAGGTGGGCAGGTCGATCATGCCGTCTTCGCAGGCGATGTTGAAGAAGTCGTAGCGGATCTCGCTGGGTGCGCACCAGCCACCACCGGCGACGAGCGCGGCCTGCTTGTCGGGGCCGGTGAGGAACTCGATGAGTTCCTTCATCTCGCCACGGCTGGTGCGGTCGTCGACGGTGTGACCGAAGTCGTTGCGGATCGACGCGACGAGCTGCTCGCTGGGCTGGCCCTGCGTGACCGGCATGGACTTGGCCTTGCGGGCCACGACGTCGGCCAACGAGCGGAGGGTGGGGAGTTCACCGCCGTGGGCGACGCCGGGAATGTCCACCGAGGCGGTGACAGCGAGACGCTGTGCGGGGACCTTCGGTGTGGGCGCGTGCGCGGCGGTCTCGGCGAGAGATGCGGTCGCCCGGCGGGCGAGGGCCCCGGCGTCGATGCCTCCGCGCCGCTCGCCCATCAGCGCGACCATCCCGGCGGTGACACCGCGGGCCGCTGCGGCGGCAATGGCCTCGGCGTCGACCTGCGGGGCGGCAGGAGCGGCGGTAGCCGGTTCGGTGGGGCCGTGGACGCGGGCCTGGAGGTTGGCGAGCTGGTCGGCGACGCGGGCCTGCTCCAGTTCGGCGTTGCGCTGGGCGCGTACGTCGCGGACGGAGAGTTCGGCGCGGATGCGGTCGAGGTCGTCGGTGAGGCGCATCGCGTACTGGAGTGTCTCGGGGTCGACCTGGTCGGAGCCGTGGACGCGTTCGAATTCGGTGACTGCACGCGTTTCGAGTGTGGCGAGTTCGTCGTCACCGACGAGGGTCAGGTCGCTGGGGGCGCTGAACAGTTCTTCGGCTGGCACGGTGACCTCCGCTGCGAAGGGGGTGTGCGCCCTGCTGTTTGGCGCCCTTTGATCGCGAAGGTTAGCGCATAGCACACACACCGGCCAAGCGTCAATTCACTTGGCCGGTGCGGCAAACATAAAGGTCAGGGGCTTGGGTTGGGCGGCGGCGGAGGCTTCTGGCCGCGCCTCTTATTGCAGTTGCACATTTGCTTTCACCTCCCCGGGTGGACTCGGCGGGACAGCATCCGCATCACAATCCGCACCGCCTGACGCTCCGTCTCCTCCGCCGACAACCCAGACGCCACCGTCGGACGACCCGCCGCGAGCAGCGCCTGCGGCTCACCACTGGCCACCCGCGCCCGCATCTTCGGCACCGGGAACCCAGGCACATTCACCGCCAGCAGCCCCACCAGCCGCAGCTCACCGCCGATCCGACGCCAGTCACCCGACACCTGGCCCGCGGCCTGCAGCTCGTACACCTTCAGCGGATCCGCACCCGGCCGGATCGCCCCCGCCACCCAGATGCCATGCGCATCGTTGCCGACCGCGACATCCGCGACCGCGGCGCCGGTGTTGTCGTAGTGCTCCGCCGCCGGAGACGCACCCAGATGCAGCGGCGCATGCCCCGTACCCACCGTGATCTGACCCACCGCCACCCGCGACCCGTCCGCGCACGCCACCTCACCGGTGCGGTAGTACGGGTGCGCGTCCTCGTGCGGCGGCTGCACACACACACCCTCCTGCCCGATGTGGCAAGACCCCCACTGCGCGGCATGCCCGTAGATCCGGCCGTCATCCGTGACCGTGATCGGCGTCGGCAGAGACAGCTTCGGATCCGAGAACCACTCCGGCGCCGGACGCCACACCTCACCCGCGGCAACCAGCGCCGCACGCGTCTTGGCCGGGACCGGCTCGACCACCGCGAGCGTACGGACGACGTCCTCACCGACCGGCTGCCCGCCGGCCACCACCGCGCCCTGCTCGTCGAGGAGCGCGATGTACGCCTCGGCGAACGCCGGGATGTCCACCAGTGTCGCTGCCCTGATCCGGCCGCCGTGGAAAATCATCTTCTCCGGCTGCGCGAAGAGCATCTCGAAGAGGTCGCCCTCGTCGCCCTCTTCAGTCCCGGCGTTGACGTCATCAGGCCACACGAACTCGACGTCCGCGTCGGCGATGGAGTCGGCGTCGATGGATACGCCGCGGAGGAACTTGCCTTCGATCTTGGCGTGGGCGCGGCGGCCGTTGTCGTCGGACAGGTCGAGGACACCCGAGCCCATGATCTTGCCTTCGTCACGCCAGACCTTGTCGATGCGGCCGACGTTGACGGCGACGGTATGCGGCTCCCCGCCGTGGGAGTCCTCAATGTTCCACCTGAGTGGTACCGGCAGCTCGGCCCAGTTGAGGGCGCCGGGCGCGAACTCGCGGCCGTCGCCGGTGACGATGCCCTCAACGGCGAGGACGCCTTCCCAGGGGGCGGTCTTGCCTGTGTAGTCCATGCCCTTGTCGTCGGGCTTGTCCATGTCGTCGTCGTCTTCGGCGTACAGGGCGGCCTGCTGTTCCAGGGCGGCGGCTTCGGTGGCGTGGCAGCCCATGAGTTCGTCGGTCATCTCTTTGACCACGGCCCACGGCGTATCCGCGCCGCAGTCCGGGTGATCCTGCTCGACGCGGTACGGCATCGTGCCCTCCTGGTCGGTGGTCTGGTGCGGCATTGTGTCCGCGGAAGCCGCCAAGATCATTCCGGCGGCGGCTTGCTCGTCGGGCTGCGGCCAGACGGTGACGAGCGTGCCGCGGCACCGCGAGCCGCCGAGGCAGCCCGTGTAGCCGCCGGACGGGTACGCGGTCCGGGCGTCGGGCAGCGTGGTGTAGCGGGTGCCGTCGATGTCCCGACAGGGTTTACATGACGACCGGTCCAAGATTTCTGTGGCCGTGTACTCGGCTGGCGGCGCGACCGCGAGCACCGCGAGACGGCCCTCGTTCTGCGCGGCACTCATCGCCGCACCCACCTGCTCCTCAACCGCCGCACCCGACAGCCCTGCGAGGTGCTCGTCGACCTGAACGGCTACCTGCGGCGGCGTACCGGAGCCCCACACGCGCATCGCCTGCCGCACCGCGGACTGCACCAGCCCAACACCCAGGTAACGGGCCGTCGTACGGCCGACCTGGCGGAGCCGGTCCCGGATCGCCGCCGCGGTGAGCGCCTCGTCGTCGAGCGACCATTCGGGGACGGTGACGCCTTGTGCTTCGGCTTCGGCCTGCTGGGCTTCGCCTGCCTCCCGCGCGTAGGCGATCATGCGGGCGATCAGGAGACGTGAGCCGTCGTCGGTGTCGACGGTGAGTCCGTCGAGGCGGTCGAGGTCGTCGGCTTCGGCTGCGGCTTGGATGCTCGCGGTGACCTCGGCGCGCATCGCCTCCTGGACGGTGGCCCACGCTTCGACGGTGGTGTCGACGGCTTCGTGCCACGCCTTGTCCATCTGCGCGAAGTCGACGCGGGAGGCGAGCTCCAGCTCGGTGGGCTGACGGCGCAACGGACCGGCCGCCGCGGTGACGGACTGGCCGAGCGGGATGTCGGTGTGGTCCCCGGCGAACGCCACCCGGATCCGGTCGAAGGCGACCGGGCCGAGGCGTTCCTCCAACGCGATGATGAGATCCAACTCATCCGAGTACGCGGCACAGATATGCGGTACAAACGGCGAGTGCTGTATGGGGAGGTCCGGGTGGTTGGGGGTTTCTTCCAGCGCGTACGTCACGTCGTGGCGCACCTCTCCCAGACCGGGGCCGTCCGCGTCGCGGTCGTCGCCGACGGCCCACACCCACGACGGTGAATCGGTGTTCGCGTTCCAGTGGTTCGCGCCGAACACCCGCGCCGTGATCGGCCCCACAAACTGGGAGGCGGCGATCGCGCGGACGTTGCCGATCAGCTCGTTGCGCTGTTCCTCGGTCCACGCGGCGCCGTCGTCTCCGAGGAAGTACAGCGTCAGATGCAGATCCTCAGCGGACTCACCGCCCTCGATCGCCAGCCGCGCAGCGTCCTCCACCGTCGGCATCAGCGCAATCATCGCGCCCGACATGTGCGAACCATCAGCCGCGGCTGTGAGCGAACCCATTGCTACTCCGAGAAGAGACGGTGGTCAGAAACCCGGTCGTATCCAGATGCGGGGAAAGACGGCCGATCGTGAACCAGCCGAAGCTGTCGAGCCGCGCCTCATACGTGCCGGACGTACCCGGCCGCGGCAGCGAGTGCAGCTTCAACGCGGCATGCGTGAACGGACAGGAGTACGCGTGCTGCGAACACAAACCGGGATGCAGCAACTCCGGCGGCCGGCCGGTTGTGAACCGGACGGCGTGCAGAAGTTGTGCTTGGCGGGTCATGCGTTCGGCGCGTTCGGTGGCGGCGGCTTCGCGTGCGGTGTCCGGGTCGGGCGGGGTGCGGTCTTGCGGGGGTGGTTCGGGTTCGGTGGCGGCTGGTGGTTCCTCGCCGGGGGCGATGGGTGCGGTGGCTGCGATGGTGACTTGTTCGCCGGTGAGTTCGGACAGGGCGGATCCGGCGCCGGAGGGGAGGGTGTGGATGATGACCTTGAGGGCTTGTTCCTTCAGCTCGTCGTCGCTGGGCTTGTCGGCTTCGTTGAAGCCGGTTTCGCGGCGGAGTGCGGCGCCGTTGATTTCGAGGCGGTCGTAGAGGGCGATGGCGTCGTCGGAGCGGTCGGGGCGGAGGGTGAGTTCGGACATGTCGTACCAGACGACCCAGCTGGCCCAGTCCTCCACGCCGGATGCTTTGAGGCGGGGCTGGAGGTAGCCGGTGGTGAGGGCTTGGGCGATGAGTTCGGCGTCGGGGGCGACGTTGACTTTGAGGCTGCTCTCGTCTGCGGCCCAGGCGTTCCAGTGGTTGAGGTCGCCCATGCCCAGGAGGACTTCGGGTGGGACGTTGAGCTGGGAGGCGAGGCGTTTGATGGCCGAGTCCCGCTTCTCAATGATCTTGTCGTCGATCTTCAACGTGAAGTCGATGTGACGGATCTTCTCGACGTACTCACCCGGCACCCGGATCGGCATCGGCAGCACACCCGACGCCGTCCCCGGCTCGCTGATCGCCTTACGCCCGTTCTCGATCCACTCCTCCATGAACGGGTCCGGGGCGTCGGCGAACTCCTCACGCACAGGGAAGGTGACCTCGTCAGGGAAGACGACGACGCCAGCGGACGCGAGGCGGGAGAGGTACTGGGCGATGATGTGCCGGTTGACCAGCTCCAGCTCGCGCATGGTGGTGCGGGCGGCGCGGGCTGGGCTGTCGGCAACATGGTGGTAGCGCTTGTTCGGCCGCCACACCCGGATCGGGGCCATGGAGTCAGGGGCGAGGGGACGCCAGTTGTAGCCGTCGCGGGGGTTGTTCTCGTCGATGACTTCGTAGTGGCCGCGTGCGGCGCGGACTTCGTCGATGGACCGGACAGCCCACTTCTCGATGCCGTCGACGTTTTCGACGATGACGTAGCCCTCGCCGGGGACTGCGAGTTGGGTGCCGAGGCCGTTCATGATTTGGGCTTGTCCGGCGACGCCTCCGGCGAAGGTGGTCATCAACTCGACGGCGGTTCCGGCTTCCTGGCGTACGGGTTCGTCGGCGCCGGGTTCCAGCTTCGCGGCGTAGAAGCGGATGCGGGAGAGCATGTTGGCTTCCCAGTCGGCGGCGTACCGGAATTCGCCGAGGTCTGAGTAGTACTGCCAGGCTTCTTCTTGCCAGGTGTCGGGGGTGCGGATGAGTTCGGTGCGGGGGCTCGTGACGGGGGCTGCGGCGGCGGTGAGGGCGTTGGGTTGTGCGGCGGCTGGTGGTGTGGGGGTGGGCAGGCTGCCGCGTCGGGTGAAGGCGCTCCACCAGGCCATCGTGTCTCCCGCTGCTCCCGTGGGGTGGGTGTGCGGGTGACGGTAGGCATTGGCCGGGGAAGATCATTCCGGGAACGGGGAAGGGCCGTCCGCGACGCCCATCGCGAACGGCCCCCTGCCACCCCGGAACCCGAAGGCTCCGCTCTCACCACCACCGATGCTACGGGCCGCTACGCCCACTCCTGTCCGGCCAGCAGAGCACCCGCCGCCCACGTCGCCAACCACACCAGGAGCGGCACGGGCAACCCCACCACCGCCCACGTCCCGGCCGTCACCGCGAGGGCCACCCATCCGCTCGCGCACCAAGGACACGACAGCAACTCGGCCAACCAGAACGGCGACCACCTGCGTCGCGTGTTCCAACGCTGCTGAACGCCATCGACCTCGGTGAGCGGGAACGGCTGGTTGCCGCCGGGCTGCGCCGCGACAATCTCCTGCTCCTTGGCGGTCAATGGCCGCCACCCACCGACCAGCCGATCACGCAGCCACAACACCGGCGGGAACGTGTCGGCCACGATGAGCCGCGTAGCTCTGTAAGTCGCCAGCGACATCACCACGAGCAAGAGCCATGTAGGCACTACGAGATCACCTGACCGACCGTCTCTTCATGAGGGCAGACCCCTCCGTTGATATGCCTCCCGAAGTTGCAATTCGCGCACAAGACGCGAAACCCCTCCGGATAGCCGTTCTTCCGAAGCCACGGTGCCAGCTTCTGCCCATTGATCATTCTGCGATGCTCGGCCCCATCGTCGTTCACGTGATCGATCTGAAGGAAGGTACGTTCAGTCTCACCACAGCACGCACAGAATCCGCCGTAGGCATCGATCGCCGCGTCCTGCATCCGCCTGTTCCACGCGTTTGCCTGGGCGCGACGGTTCTCGCGGTTCAGCTCGCGTAGCTCAATCTCGCGCGGCTTGTACGCTGCGCGGTACTCCTTCAGGTGTTCCCGGTTTCGGTTCTTCCACCGACGGGCGATCGCCGCTCGCTTCTCCGGGTTTGCTTGGTCGTACGCCTTCCGGCATGCCTTGCAGTTGGAAGTCTTGCCGTCCGGCTGGTCCTTGCTGTTGTAGAACTCCGAGAACGGCTTGACTATGCGGCATTTCGTACACACCTTGGTACGCTCCGACACAGGGTCCTCCAGTCAGGATCCGATCAGCAGCGCCTGGGGTAGCCGCCCCGGGCGCTGCGCTCATTTTACCGTGCCTGACCTGGGCATTCCCTGTAATTGGCGTACAAATACGGTGAGTTGATTCACCGCCGTAGACGCCCGCCAACAATCTGCTTTCTGGCCAGATCACCACCCAACGAACCCTGGCCAGCGGCCGTCGTCCGCACCATCTTCAGATGCCATGCGGTCCAAACGGCGCTGTCGACACGGTCCGGCGACCAGCCGATCTCCGGATACCACGTCGACATCTGACCCTCCAACTCCGGGAACGTCCCCGCGTGATGCCAGCGCCCCTGCGCCGTCAACGCACTCACCGGCTGCGCCCGCACCGCCTTGCCGCGCGTCGCCGTGACCGTACGGATCGGAATGTTCACGCCCAACGCCTCAGCCGCAGTGCGCAGCACGGCCACAGCTTGGGCCCCGCCGTAGTTTGTCTCCACCACCAAATCGTCTGCACTCCAGTCGATCGCGGCCTGCACCGCCCGCCGGCCCCATCCGTCCGGCGACAGATGGCAGGTGCGGTCGTCGAGGACGTACCCGTGATGCTCCGGCCGCGCCGGGCCGGGTGGCGGCCCGTCGTCTGGTACCGCGTGCAGCGTCGGCAGGATGAGCCCGGACTTCCCGGCCACGACGATGCCCTGCTCGCCTGCACCACCGGAGGGGTCTACGCCGACGGTGATGCGCGCAAGGTCCGGTACGTCGTCCGGGCGGACGCGGGCGGCGTCGATCATCTTCCGTGTCCATAGGGCGTTTTCGTCCTCGTCCATGATGAGGCCGAGGAGTTCCTGCTGGCCGAGCTGGGTGCCGCCGTAGGACTCTTCGAGCGCCTGGCGGATGTGCTCGGGGAGGTGCGGGTTGTCGTAGGTGGTGGCGGTGGTCAGGACGGTGTTGCTGACCTGCCCGGCCACCAGTTTCTTGATGAGCGGCTTGGGCTTCGGGGTGGTGGAGGCGATCCAGTGGGGGCGCGGTCCGGAGCGGAGGCCGAATCGCATCTGGTCCCATGCGGCGTCGAGGTGGCGCCACGCCGCCAACTCTTCGGCCCAAATCAGACAAGTATTGCCACCTGCACGCAAACGTTCCACATCGCCCGGGGAGTCGGTGCCGAACAGCTTCGCCTGCGAGCCGTTCGTCCACCGCACCACCGAGCCGCCCGGTGCGGAGATCGGCCCTCTTGCTGAAGGGTCGTGCGCGAGGATCCCTGACGGCCCTTCCACGCAGGCCGTGGCCGCGTCGCCGAGGGTGGGGGCGATGATGCCGATCCAGTGCGGCACTGGGCCGGGCAGGCAGGCGGGGCCTTTGACGTGTCGGGCAACGTACTCGGCGCAGGCGTCCGTCTTGCCGGCGCCACGTCCGGCGATCATGGCCCAGCCGTAGAAGTTGCCGGGCGGTGGGATTTGGTGCGGGAGCGGCGTCCAGCGGGGTTTGAGTTGGGCGCCGAGGAGGGCGGCGGCGCGTGCCGCTACTGTTGCCCGGTCGTTGGTGCCCATGGGCGGATTGTCGGGCGTGCGAGGGCGGTCGGGTTCCGGAGCGGGGTTCTGTCGTTGCCTCGTATGCTGGCCGTGCGCCAGGGTTTGTACTTATGCCCTCATTGACCCGTGGGCGCCCCCGGGAAGAAGCGCAAAGGGGCGCCACTCAGCGTTGGCGGGCGTCGCCTCGGTCGGGGCGGCCGCTGGAGTTCTGTGGTCCGTGGTGCCAGGTCCACGTACGGGCCGGGTGGTGCACGATCTTCGCCCCGGCGACGACGCATCCCTTCGTGAAGGCGAAGTCCTCACCGAGTCCGTGGAAGCCGATCTGCTGGGCCAGCTCGGTGCGTACGAGGATGGTGATCGTGGTGGAGTGCGGACGCCGGTCGTCCCAGGGTTTGCCGAAGAACATGGGGAACGGGTCGCGTCCGCCGACCACACGGAACCAGGGGTAGACGTAGTCGGCTTCGGTCTGCTCGGCGCAGGTGAGGAGCTGCGCGAGGTGGGTGGGGTCCATCTCGTCATCGGAGTCGAGGAACGCGGTCCATTCGGTGGTGACCATGTCGAGGCCGCGTTGGCGGGTGGCGGCGGCGCCTTCGCGGCGGATGTCTTCGACGGTGATCAGATGCGCGGGGATGGTCTGGCGTGCTACGGAGTCGACGGCCCGCGCGAGCATGCCGTTCTTCACGCGGGCTGGGTGGTAGGGGACGACGACCGTCACCTGTGGCTCGGTCACCGCAGCCATCCCCAGCTCTCCGGTTCCAGGAACGGATCGTCGTCCGCGTTGTCGAGCCACGCGTCCAGACAAACCTGGCACAGCACCAAGCGGTTCCCGTTGGCGCTGTTCCAGGAGGCGACTGCCGACGGTCCGCAGCTCGGGAGTCCGCCAAAGCAGGGGCGCATCACCCTCATCGTGGCGTGTCCTTCGTCGGGTCGATCAGGTCGGCGGCCCAAGTGACGCCGTTGGTGTACGGGCCGCCGGGGGTGATCGCCGTGGGCGGCACCGTTGTCCGGATCTTCTCCGCCAGCTCGTGCGCGAACGCGTCGATGAGGGCGTTCTTCTCGGCCAGCCTGTAGTTGTCCCACAGCGCGCCCATGAGAGCATCACGCGCGCTCACCGCTCCGCCGTCCTTACCGTGCCGAACGGGTTGCCGCAGACGCAGGCCGACAGGTCCAGATCACACCCCGGTGACTGACACGGCCCGGCCGAGTCCTCCTCGCATCGGTCTTCGACAGCGACTGCGCACGCAGCGTCCGGCCCGACAAGACGGCCGCATTCTGGGGGCCACGGGTGGAGGTAGTGGTGGCGCACGGAACCATCTGTGGACACATCGATGCCAGGCAATCCTTGTGGCTCGACCTCGAACCACTGGGTATCTTCACTCACCGTGGCGTCCCCTTCCACAGGATTTCGTTGTCGCCCTGAATGCGGAGCTCCAGAGTCTTCCACGGCCGGAGTCCGTAATCAGCGTGGGCGGCTTTCGTCCCGTCGATGTAGTGGAAGCTCTCGACGCACCAGAAGGAGACGTGCGTGGGATCGGCGAACGCGTGCCAGGTTCCGGACAGGGCGTTGGGTACGCGGATCTCGAACACGCCGCCGGGGTGGAGGACGCGGTGGGCTTCGTTCATCACCGCGATCCGATCAGCCCCGGCGGGGATGTGTTCCATGACGTGGGAGGCGCGTATGGCCTCGATGGTGTGGTCGCCGGTGGGCCATGGCGTGTCCTGTGCGAGGCGCTGCCACGCGCCAGTGCCGTGCTGCGGGTCGAGGTTGATCCAGCCGCGTTGGGCGAGTTTCCCGCCGCCGATCTCGATGCTGGGCATCACATACGCTCCGGCCAGTGCCACGTGCCGCCGCGCCGCTCGCCCGGAGGGAGTGAGCAACTGCCGCCGGGCGCCTCGTACTGGAAGCACCCGCCATCGGCCAGCGAGTGGAAGAACAGGCCGGTCGGGTTCTGCACGCAGAGCCCGACTTGCAGCGGCTCCTCGTCGTTGACCTCTGTGACGGTGGCCGCGCGGCACTTGGCAACGTACGCCTGCGTGCCGTCCTCCCGGATCGGAGTGCCGAAAGATACGTAATGCACCACTCGACCAACGCTCGGTGCTTGTTCGCTCATCAGTGCCGTCCGCTTCCCTCGTACTTCAGCCACGCGTTCGCCAGATGCGTACCCGGCAGGCTGGTGGGCTTCAGCTTCGCCGTCCGCAGCACGTACGGCTGCGACACCTGATCCCGCGCCGAACCGCCCGCCACCTCCTTGGCCCACGCCGCACCCATCCGCCGCACCGCCGCCGTATGCCGACGGGCGATCACACCCGACGCCCACAACCCCCAACCCACCGGATGCCCCGCCTCCCTGTACCGGGCCGTCTGCCACCCCGCCACACCCTCCGGATCTTTGCCGAGCGCGGCGATCTCCACCGCCTCCGCGAACAGGCAGTCCCGCCACGGATGCACGAACTGCGCGATCGGCTTCGCCAAGGCCAGCGCCTCGGCCGCGAAGTCCGGGGAGACGACACGAAACGAAGCATCGATCCAGATGCTGGCGGGCGCGTCCGTGTACTTCCACGGCTCGAACTTCGCCGCCTTCGCCGCACGATTCGGCGGCACATCCGGACGCGGCTCATGCACGACGCGCCACCCCATGGCGTCTGCGGGCTGCGTGTCGGTGACGAACACCCACTCCACCTCCACACCAGCCTGCGCCAACACCGGCTTCACCGTGTCGTAGGCGTCATAACACGCGGTCACAATCGCGACATCAGCGGGCATCGCGGTACCACCTCACCGTCTCAGCAACCCGATCCCACGAGAATTCGGGCTTCCAGTCCAACCGGTCCCAGCCCTCACCATTCGCCGTGATCTGCACGGGTACTTCACCCGCACGCATCGGCAGATACTCGATACCCGCCTTCGACCCAGTCTCCTTCAGCACGAACTCCGCCAACTGGTTCACGGTCACCGCAGTACCGGTGCCGGCGTCGAACGTCTCGTCATCCCCATATCCGGTGGCTTCGACGAGCATCCGGCCCACATCGTCGGCCTGGACGAGGTCCATGGCCTGAGTGCCGTCACCCCAGATGGGCAGGGGCCGGTTCTCCCATGCTGCGCGGGCGAAGGTGGGGAGGATCTTCTGCGGGTGGCCGGGCCCGTAGTGCTGGTACGGGCCGTAGCCGTTGAAGGCGCGGACGGTGGACACGGGCAGCCCATATGCGTGATGCCACGCTGTTGTGAGCCTGCGGGCGGCGACCTTCGTCGCGGTGTACACCGACGGGAACGGGTCCGGCATCGACACCCCGACATAGCGGGCGCCACGATCCTGGCACCACTCCAGGATACGGAGCGTACCGATGACGTTGACCTGGATGGCCGTCTCCGGCATGTCGAACAGTTCGCTGGTGCCGAGGACTCCGGCGAGGTGTATGACGGTGTCGGCGTCGCCGAGCGCGTCCAACGAGCCGAGAATGTCGAGACCTTGGGTGCGGTCGAACGCCCACACCTCATGCCCCGCCTGCTCGGCGGCTTCGATGGTGGCGCGGCCGAAGAACCCGGCACCACCGGTTACTGCAATCTTCAACGGTTTCTCCTTGCTGCTCACCACGGAGTGCGGCCCCACTTCGCCTTGAAGGTCTCGCGGTCACGGCCCGCCTGCGTCTTGAGCTCCGGCCGTTCGTACATCGAGCCGTTGGGACAGCGGTGCTCGACGGCCAGGCCGGGGACGAGGAGGGCGCCGCCGCGCTCACGGGCGGTCCAGTCGAGGCTGTCGTCGCCGTACCACCACGCAAGGTCCTCGTCGAGGCGCAGCCCGGTCTCGCCGCGCAGCAGGTACGCGTAGCCCGTGATCCGCGTCCGCAGGTCCACCGGTTCGGCCTTCGTGTGGAGGATCTGGCGCCGTCCGCCGTGCTGGTCGGGGTAGGCGAGGACCGCGGGCCCGGCCCGCATGGCCGTCGACAGACCTTCGATCCAGCCGGGCGGCACGGTCACATCACTGTTGAGGACGGCGATGTCCCACCGGTCGGCTTCGTGCTGGTGGGCTTGTGCGTCGGCGAGGGCGAGCCCGACGTTCCACAGCGTCGAGATGTTCGGCGGGTCGATCGGCAGTGACACCACACCGACCTTGCCGTGCCACGGCTCGGGGTCGATCGGCGGCGACGACAGGTTGTCGATGACGATGACCCGGTCGACCTGGTCGACGATCGAGTTGATGCAGTCCGCGAGCATGTCGTGCCGATCCCGCGTCGGGATGACGGCAGCCTGGAAGAGGTCACCCATCAGAAGGCTCCTGGAGGGCCGTACGCAGGACATCCCCGATCTCCAGTAGCGCCTGAGCTACTGCGATGGTGGCAAGCGCCTGCGCCTGAGCAGCGTTGACCTTCGCGTCCTCGACCAGCGGCCGCTCCGGCAGCGCGTTCAGGACCTCCGCGGCTTGGTCGAGGGTGCGCCCGGCCATCTGTCGGTAGGGCGACGGGCGCGCCTCGGGGGCGCTCACGCGGTGAGCCACTGCGGGTTGTCCGCGTACCACTTCACGATGTCCGCGAGGGTCTCGTCGAGTGGGCGTGGTCCGGGCCAGCCAAGCTCGGCGAGCTTCGACCCGTCGAGCGCGTATCGGTGGTCGTGGCCTGGGCGCTGCCCGTGATAGTCCACCAGCTCGAAGTTGAGGGTGCGGCCGGCCGCCGCTGCCATGCGCTGCGCAACGTCGAGGTTCGTCGCCTCCTCGCCGACGATGTTGTAGCGCAGGGGGCCGGTCGGCATCGTCGGGTAGTACGTCAGCCGCTCGTCGCCATCGAAGTGCCGGGTGAGCCACAGCCACGCTGCGGCGAAGTCGCGGGCGTCGACCCAGCAGCGCGACCCGGAGACACCGTCGGGGGAAGCGTGGACGGTGAGCGTCTCGCCGGGACCGCCGTAGATGGCGCGGGCGATCTTCGGAATGAACTTCTCCGACGCTTGAGGCGCGGGTGCGAGGAGGTTCATCGTGTTCGTCACGATCAAAGGCACGCCCAGCGCGCGCCAGTAGCTGTAGGCGATTGCCTCCTGCGCCGCCTTCGACGCGGCGTACGGGTTGGAGGGGCGGATGCTGTCCCACTCGTGGTGCCGGTAGTTCTCGGCGGCGGGCCCGAACACTTCGTCGGTCGACATCTGCAGGAACAGCCGCGGCTTCGCCAGGCGGGCGTACTCCAGCATGTTCAGCTGGAGTTCGACGTTGTTCCGCACGAACGGCACCGGGTCCGTGAGGGAGCGGTCGACGTGGGACTCGGAGGCGATGTTCCACACGTAGTCGACGGGCCCGATCTGCTCGGCGAGGACCGGCGTGATCGGCAACGCCAAGTCGTGGGCGATGACGTCCACCCGCGCGCGGGCATCAGGCTGTGCGTCGAGGACGGCGTTGATGCGGGCCCCGTCGCCGTGGTGCCGGTACGACACCGGACACGTCACGTGCCAGTCCGTGTTGGCGAGCACATGCGCGAGGACAGTCGACCCGACGAACCCGGACGCCCCGGTGAGCAGCAGTCTCATGCGCGGCAGGATGCCAGCGGATCCGTGATGGTCATTCCGGGGTGGGGTCAGGCCCCGGCAGCAGCCTCGCCGGCACCGAGGAGATGCTGCTGCGCGGCGCCGAGCGCCGCCACCCGCTGATCGTGGCTGAGCTCCAGCGAGTCCAACGCGGCACCGAGCGCGGTAGCGACAAGCTCACCTTCGAGGTCCAGGCGTCGTTCCAAGGCCACCATCACTCCAGCGTCTACAGCCTGTTTCGCGGTGGTGGCGGCGAGTTTGCGTTCCTCGCGGGACTGCCGCAGCCACGGCAGCATCCCGTCTGGCGGCTTCAGCGGATCCCCGCCAGCCTCGACGTGCTCGCGCATGGCGTTCACGATGACGGTGTCGGTCCATGCCGCGCGCGCGGCTGCCGTGCGTACAAGGCCGAGCAGCGCCTCATGCGGGGTGACGTTCCGTTCTGCTGCGATTTCTTGTGCCATGGCCCATGCCTCCTCGACGTGCTTCTGTCCGCCGCGATGCCAGATGCAGGTTCCGTACCCGGGGTGCGTGGTTCCTTGTCCGGCGGGTTTGTCGCACATGCGGCCGTTGAGGTTGCGGGCGGGGCAGCGCGCCGGGTAGGCGGTCATGGGGTGATTGTGGCGCGGCGCACGCCCGTGATCTTCCGGCGGCTACTTCTCGATGTCGTCCACGATGATTCCGATGGTGGGATTTTCGGGATGTTCGAGATTCCACTCGACGTCGATCACACGTCCCTTGCCATCCCCATCGATGATCGTGTCACCGACCCGAGGGACTGCGGGCAGATGTACCTCGTACTGACCGTCTCGCCAGAACACCACTACTTTGACAAGGTTTCCCACGGTTCTCCCCTAGATGAGTGGCGGCTTAGTCAGAGTATCGGGATGGCCCGCTCCCAGCGCGGGCCTTCGTCATGCCGTGAGGGTCAGGCGTCGGAGATGTCGGCGGCGGTCACGGTTTCGAAGTGCCACCAGCGTCCGCCCTCCCACTGCATGACCTTCGCGGTGTCGGCGCCGGAGCGGAGGGCGGCTCGCACGTGGGCGAACGCCTTGGCTTCGCTGGTGTGGCCGATTTCGGCGAGTTGGATTCCGTTCTGGGTGAGGATCACGCGCCAGGGCTTGCGGGGCTTCGTGGTCATGAGGTTGGCCCTCCAGTGATGTCGGCACGATTGCGGGTGATCTTGTCGATGGCGGTACAGGCGTCCGGTCCGGGGCTTCGGGTCTCGCGCACGCCGTGAGCGGCAGCCTCAGCACCGGACGGGAACAGCGGCACCAGGGAGACGTAGTCACGGATCGCGTCGGCGGTCTCCACTGTGATCTCCCCAGACGACACGGCAACCCGGGGCGCCAGGAGGTGATCGCCGTCGTGGCATCCGGCCCAGCCGCCGCAGATACGGGCACGGTCGTCGTCGCGGTCGTGCTGGTGGCAGAGGAACAGTCGGGTGGGCTGGGCGTAGGTCGGTTCGTCGTAGGCGGTGAGCTTGGCGTATTCGCTGGCGTCCCAGATGCCGGAGGGGACGTCCTGCCTGTATGGGCACGACCCGCAGGGGCGCGGTGCGGGCGGGCGGACGCTCATGGGGTTGATCCTGTCGTGTCGGGCGGTCAGAAGTTCGGGCAGTGGACGTGGTGGCCGTTGGTGGAGTAGCAGTACTGGCAGCGGTTGACGAGGGCGGCGATAGCGGCGATGGCGAGTCGCATAGGGGTTCTCCTGTCGTGTCGGGCGGAACGGGGGGCGTGGGGATCAGGGCTGCGGGCTGTCCTCCCAGCCCTTGGCGACGTCCAGGGCGCGGCGGAGCGCCGACGCCAGCGGCAGGCGCTGCGCCTCCGGCAGGGTGATCGACGCCGCCGTGATGCCGCCGTGCCCGTCGTCCTCCAACGCGGTCAGGGCAAACCCGTCCTGCATCGGGTTGAGAGCCAGCCCGTACAGGTCACCCAGCCAGGTTCCGATGCGGCCCTTCTCGGTGCCGTCCGGCCAGTGCGGCTGGTGCTCCCAGTGTCCGGTGACCGGCTCGGCGAGCGCGGTGATGAGCGCGGGCAGGTCGGTGGTGGTGATGGCGGCTTCGGCGGCGTGCGTCTTGTCGCGGGTGACTCGCAGGTACACCTCGGCGCTGCCGGGCTCGGCGTGGGGGAGGCCGGCGGGGATGACGGTGAGGGTGACGCCGTCGACGCTGGTGTAGTCCCAGGGTTGGGGGGTGAGTTCGGCGATGACCTGGTTGCAGGCGGTGTTGAAGTCCACGGGGTTCCTTTCAGACGGCGAGCGCATCCGCGAGGAGCTGGACGCGGGTGAGGGCGGGGCAGTCGACGGGGTCAGTGGTAGGAGTGGACGAGCGTCCAGCGGTAGCCGTCGTGCTCGTCGGCCATGTCGGAGCGCCACACGTCGATCCGGTCGGGGAGCGTCCGGAAGATGTAGACGTGCTTGCCGATGACGCGCTGGTGCGACGCCGGGTCGTAGTGCACGCCGAACGACCGCCAGTGGAGCGGGAACCCGCCGGGGGTGTTGATGGGCTTGATGGTCCAGCCCCGGCGTTCCGCCTCGGCACGGTCGACGCGGGTGCAGTTGTCGCACGCGTCGAGCGGGATGGAGCCGTCGCGGGTGAGCGCGTGGGTGGCGGGCTGCTTGCAGGTCCAGCAGAGGCGGACGGACATGGACGACTCCTTGCGGTTCTGGCTGGCGGTCTGGGTCGTCTGCTGCGCCATGGAGTTGGTCTCAGGCGCACCTCGCGTACGTGTCGGCGAGCAGGTGCTGCGTGCCCTTGTAGCTGAACAGGCCCTCGTACAGCGCATCGTCGACGACCCCGTAGGCGTAGACGTGGATCCATTTGCCGGTGGTGCGGTGCTGCGCCCACACCCGGACGGGCTCGGTGCCGGTGGCCTTGCGGTAGGCCTTGGCGACGTGCCGGCCGAACCATGCCTTCTGGCCGTCCTTGAGGTCGCCGCCGCCGATGCGGTCCAGGAAGTCGCCGGTCCGTACGAGCCGGCCGGTTTCGACGGCTGCGGCGATGAGGCCGGAGAGGGTGCGGTAGTAGAGGGCGCGGCTGGTGTGGAGGGCGGTGCGGAGGGTGTTGCGGCGGGTGCGGGTGGCGGCATTCACGGTGGTCCCCCTTGGTGCGGTGTTCCTTGTGACTCATAGCCTAGGCCTAGCGCGTGAGGCATGTCAACTACCCTAGGCCTGGAGTGTGAGGCATAATGGGGGCATGGTCACCGAAGCCGAACTCAAAGCCCTCGACGAGCATTACAAGGACGCGATCAAGGCAGCCGAACGCCAGCGCGCCACCACCATCGCCCGCGCCATCGACAGCGGATGGGCACAGAAGGACGTCATTGCCGCCACCGGCTACAGCCGCGAGACCATCCGGCGTCTCACCGGAGAAGGGCGGGCGGCCCAGTGACTGCGCTCGCTACGCCCAACCCGAAGGTCGCCGGCTACGAGACAGCCCTCTACATCGCGTGGGGAGCCAACGAGACGCCGCTCTACATCGGCACAACGAACAACCCCAAGACGCGCTGGCGACAGCACGCAAAGGACAAAGCGTGGTGGCCCGACGTCGAGTACCTCGACTACCGGTGGTTCCCGAACGGCACCGAAGCCGAGAAGGCCGAGCAACTCCTGATCAGCCAGCACTGTCCGATCTACAACCGCGCAATGCCGCCCTGGTACTGCGGGCTGCCGCCGGAAGGGCGCCGCGCGTGGCGTGAATGGTTCGACGGCAGGGCCAAGCTGGTATTCGAGATGCTGGAAAAGGGCGGCGACTTGGAAGCCGCTGCCGAGGCTGCCGAGTGGCACCCGCGCTACATCGTCCGATTGGGTAGGCAGCGCCATGCCCCATGGGCGATGGACTATCGAGGCAGGTATGACGACCTGCCCGCGGAGGGCTACCTGCCATTCCGACCTCGGCCGGTGCGCCCGACGACCGGCGAGGAGACCAGCGGATGAGCGAGCCCGTGATCCGCCGCCGCACCATTCCCGACAGCCTCCGCTACCTCGCCGACAAGTTGGAGTCCGGCACCCTCACCGACGCCGAACGCCTCGGTGTCGCGCTCGCCTTGCAGACCATCGCCGACGAAATCACCAGCGCGGGCCCGGTACGCCCGGACGAGGAGACCACCACATGACCGCACGCCACACCGGATACATCGTCACCCTCGCCGACGACATCCGCGAAGACGACGCCGAGCACATCATGACCGCCCTCCGCATGATCAGCGGAGTCGTATCCGTCAAGCCCGTAACCGCCGACCTCAACATGGTCATGGCGCGCGAGCAGGCCCACGCCGAGGTCCGGGAGAAGGTGCTGAAGCTATTCAAGGAACTCAGCTGAGCACGACCCCCGCATGACGTAGGCCCCGCCCGGAAGGTGCGGGGCCTCTTCACGTCCGGTTACGACCGGGCGCGCGGATCGTCCGCCAACTCCAACCCATCAAGCAACGCATCCTGAAACGCCCGATTCCCCCGAGGCGGAAACTCCTCATCCGCCAACCCCAGACACACCTCCGGCGTCCGTGGGTCGTCCGGCCACTCCCCAGCGTCGAAGTTCCAGTCCTCCCACCCGGGTGCCGCCTCGGAGACGGCGACGCTGCACAGGCGCGCCGTCTCGGCCTGGCTCAGAGACGGCGTCGCGGGCGGCGGGGTGGCTGTGACGGTGACGGTCTCCTTCTTCGGCTCCCCGCCGGAAGAACAGCCCGCCAACGCAAGCGCGGCGACGAGTAGAGCGGCGGTGGTGGTGTGGCGCATGGTCCCCCCAAGGACGTGATGGTGGCCCGGATCGTAACGCCCGGCACCGACATCATGCGTGGGAACGGCGAAGGCCCCACGACGCCCGGGGGGGGGATCACGCCGTGGGGCCTTCCAGGGGTGCCGGGCGCTACCCGGCGCGCAGACTCAGTGTGGCAGGCGGTCAGCCCTTCGGCTTCCCGGGGACGGGCTTCGTCTCCTTCGGGTAGTAGCCGCCGCGGGACGCCTGGTAGTCGGTCACCTGCTTCTCGTCGTCCGGCACGCGGTTGGGGTCGCGGGTCGGCCAGTTCTTGGGCAGCGCCATGATGAGGCTCCTGTCTCGAGCGAATCGGGATGGGTGGAACCGGGGCGTGGCCGCGCTCTCTTGGCGGATGGAGCGGCCCGCCCCGGGGCTTTGTGGATGGGTCAGCGGCCCCAGCAGTTCGCCAGGACCAGCGCGAGGAAAAACAGGACGGCCCAGAACGAGCCCTTCGGCAGACAGCCGTCACCGCGGGCTTCCGCATGGACGTGACGGACCTCATCCCCGTGCGCCGGCCGGAGCCCTCCGTGGGTGTCGCGGCGGTGCGCAACGAGCTCGTCCTCGGCGTCCTCACGGCGGGCGCGACGCTCCGGGGAGACGGCGTCACATGCCCGGCAGAAGTACTCGTACGGCATCGGGGTCTCCGGGTGGTTCAGGGCTTCTTCAGCGAGTGCGTACGGTGCCGATCGGCCGGATCATTGATGATCGTCATCCCCTCTCGGGACTGCACCAGCAACGCACTGTTGGTGTTGTTGTTGGCCGCTGACCTGGGCAAACAACGCTCACCGTCGGGCGTCTCATCCGCGGGGGACAGCGGCGGCAGATCGTCCCGGTGCACCCCCGGCCCATTCCCGGCCCCGGTGCGCACCCCCGGACGCACCCGCATACCGGCCGCGGCGAGGACCTCCCGCACAGCCTTCGTATCGGGCGCACGGAGGGGCTGGCGGAGGGCGGTGAGGAGGGTGCCGCGGTCGTCGCCGATGACGTCGCGGACGAGGTCGATGACGTCCTGCGGATCGGGCTCGACGGGCTGCTCCCCCGTAGGCTCGGCGGGTTCTTCGTTGTCGTCCTGCGGCGGGTTGATCCGGCGCTCGATCCATGCGGTTGCCCGGTCGAGGTACTCCTTCGGGGTGAACAGGAGCACTGCGGCCAGCCAGCCGAGGATGATGCCGGCCGCGGTCCAGCCTCCGTAGAAGCCGATCGCCCACACGGCGATGGCGTGCACGGCCCATACTGCGCCGGTGCCGAAGCGGGCTGCGATCCAGGTGCCGGGGCCGAGGAGCCCGGTGAGGATCGGACCGCGCGCGGCTGCCTCCTCCGGCTCCTCTTCGGTCTCCTCCGGCGGCGCTTCCTCAACGGCTTCGGGCTCCGGCTCGGGCTGGTGTTTGCGCAGGCTGAAGTAGCTCATGCGAGGTTCACCGCCGTGTTCGCGATGGCGTCCGAGATGTACGACCAGGAGCCGCCCGCTCCTGCGGCGATGTACCAGAAGAAGATCCCGAGGATGCCGACCTGCTTCGTCGACAGCTTCTTGAACAGGATGAAGATCGCAGTGGAAAGGGCGAGCGCGGGCATGGTGAGGCCAGGAATCACCTGGTTGACGGTGGTGATGACGCTGCCCACGAAGTCCGGAACGATCTGGAAGGGTCCTCCGGCCGCCTTGTACGCGGACCCGGCGAGCATCGAAAGGATCAGGGTGGGCCACCAGCCCAGAGGCCTGAGCACGCCGCCGCCCGGGATGCCGAAGACGAGCAGCACGGTAAGGACGACCGCGAGGCCGACGGGTCCGAGGTTCACGAGGGGTTCCTAGGGCTGGTAGCCGGTGCCGTAGAGCAGCAGGCCGGCGACGACGGACGAGACGGGGATGGCGGCGCACCAGGCGATGGGCCACGCCCATGTGCGGGATTTGCGGTAGATGCCGCAGGTCAGGGTGCCGAGGCCGTAGAGCGCGAATGCGGACGGGGTCAGCCAGTGGCCGGCGGCGTACCAGGCGGCGGTGTCGGTGCCCCAGTCGACCCAGCCGAGCCGCCATCCGGTGGCGGCGGCGGTGGCGTGGTAGATGAGCCAGCGGGCCCGTCCGGGGACGCAGTCCCAGGCGTCGAGGAGGGACAGGCGCGGCGCTTCGGCCCTGGTGGTGCGGTAGGTCGGGCGCTGTCGGCGGGGCTTCTTCCGCGGCCCGCTCTCGGGCTCCTTCGCGACGGGTCCGGGGAGCGGCTCGGGCCCGCGGATGGGTCGCTTTCTGGTGGGGGTGGGCTGGTCGTTGGCGTACAGGCGGTCCCACCAGTCGGCGGCCGGCCGGGGCGCGGGCTGGTCGCCGTCGGGCGGAGGGCCGGACGGCATGGGCGGTGGTGTGGCGTCCGGCCCGTCGATGAGACGGCGGAGACTGCCCCGGATACGGAGCTCGTCGGCTCCCACGTTTTGGCTCATCAGTCCTTGTCTCCTTTCCGTGCCTTCTCGAAGGCCTCGTGCATTTCGTTGTAGAGATCGCGGAGCGTCTGGTCTGATTCGCCGAATCCGCGTTTGCGCCACGCCTTGATGAAGGCGCGCTGTGAGGGTTGGTCGAGGTCTGCGTAGACGCGGAAGGCGCGGGCCTTGCGCTCGCTGTCGGTTGTGGCGGGGTTCGAACGCGGCTGCGGCTTGGTGTCGTGCGGCTCGTCTGCGTCTTCGGTTCGGCCGGAGGGCGCGGCTCCGCTAGCCGCGCTGGTCAGCGGGCCGACCGCGCCCGGAAGAACTGCATCCGGATATGCCGGTCCGGTGTTCGACCGCACGCCTCGCATCAGGGCCGTCTCGAAGTGGCCGCCGCCGATCTGCATGCCCTTCTCGAAGGCGATCCGGTCGACGAGATTCGCCTCCGCCATCTGCCGCTCAAGTCCTTCGAGCCCGTGCAGCGCGGCCCGGCCGGCCTTTACCAGGGCGCGCCGATACATGCGGTCGGTCATGCGCCGGGGCTTTCCGACGGAGTTCAGGTTGACGAACTTGTCGGCGGCCTTGCTTCGGGAGATCGCTTCGGCGTCGGCGCCGCGCGCTCCGATTCCGAGGCGGCTTTCGATCCGGTTCTTCTGGTCGGTCCGCAGGCGGGCGAGGATGCCGTCGGACTTGATCTCGATCCGGCTGAGCTTGGACTCCAGCTTCAGCAGCTTGTGCAGGCCGTAGGCGAGCATCACCGGGCCGACGATCCGCACGAGGGCGGTGCCGAGGTCCTCGTGCTCCTGGCGGACGACCTCGACTGCGCCGATGGCCTGGGCGAAGACGAGGAGGTACACGACGCGGGCCGCCCCCTTGTCGTTGAACGCCCAGCTGAAGAGGCTCAGTCCGAGGACGATCGCCTCAAGGACCAGGCCGATCGTCACGTGCCACGGCGAGTCCATGTGGAGGCGCTTCTCGGCGAAGCGTGCGCTGGTGTTGGTGGAGAGGGCGAGGCCGGCGGCGACGACGAGGCCCATGCCGAGGAAGCCGGTGAGGGTGCGTCGCTTCTGCTTGTCGCGGGGCTTCTTGGCGGTGCGGGTGCGGCCCTTGGCTGCGATGTGGTAGCCGAAAGCGAGGGTGGTGAGGGCGAGCAGGACGGCCCATGCCTGTGCGGGCACCTGAGCGAAAGCGTCCTGCACTGGGCTGAGCATGGGCTTCACGAGGATCTCCTGGGCGGCGGGTTATCGGCGGCGGGTGGGTGCGCACCGCCACGCGTACGCGGCAAGCGCTGCGGTGACGAGGAACGGGCCGGTCTGCCCGGTGGCGATGGCGAGCAGCGCGAGAGCGGTGAAGCCGTAGCGGGCCAAGGGCGTTTGGAAGTGGCGGCGCATCGGGGCCTCCGGGGGTGGGGCCGCCCCGCGCGTGGGGGTTTTCGCGCGGGGCGGCGGTCGGGTGGTTAGCGGCGTCGGCCGCGGTTTTTTTCGCGTTGCCGGTCGGCGTCTTCCCAGGCTTGGCCTTGACGGGCGGCTCGGGTGGCGCCGTTGTTGCGGTGGCTGGTGCGGCGTTGGCGTGAGGCGGACTCGGTGGCGGACTCGCGGCCCGCGTACTTTGTGGCCGCGCGCTCGTGGTCGTTGCCGCCGAAGAGGTTGCTGAGGAAGCCCATCAGCGTTCGCCGCTGGGGAGTACGCCTTGGCGGGTGCCGGGTCCGCCTTGCGCTTGTTTGGCTGCGGTGGCGGCTTGCGCAGCGGCGAGGTCTTGGGCGGCGCGGCGTAGGAGTTCCGCGGCGTCGGCTTGGGGGTCGGTGTCGATGGGCTCGCTCACAGCGACCCTCCGGGCGCCCTGCGGGGCAGTGGTGCGGGCTCGGGGTGGGGGCGACCCGCGGGCGCGGGGTGGCGTTGCGGCATGTCGCCACCGGGGCGCTGGTGTTCGGGGGTGGGCCCGGGTTGGGGCTGGCCATTACGATCAGGCACGGTCACTCCTGGTGAGATCAGGGTGGCTGGCCAGGCGGGAAGGTGAGATTTCCCGCCTGGCCGTTTTCATTACGGACGGAGACGGAACCTCCGAGCCGTTGTGTAGCCAAGCTACACGCGTGTAGGCTTCCTGCACAAGACGGCAGGACGATCCGCCTCCCAGCCCCGGGAAGGAACGGACATGGACGACCGGGCGGAGGAGGTGCGGCGCATGCTCGATGCGGTGGATGCCGTAGCGGCTGAAGAGCCACCCACTGAACAAGCCAAGCGGATCACGCAGGCGTGGGGCGAGGCTGTTGATCGCTTCCGGTGGCGGCGCCAACAGGCGGTGCGCCGAATGCACGAGAGCGGCATGACCTACCGGCAGATCGCCGACGAGTTGAGCATCAGCTTCGGACGCGTCAGCCAGATCCTCGCCGAAGAACTCGAACCACCGTCTGACGAATGAGAGACGGCCGAGCGGTGTCGAGACCGCCCGGCCGTGAAGCAGCCCGACCCAAGCAAGAGAAAGGCGCTCCCATGAGCGTAACGGAGATGGTCCCGATCAGCGTGCTACCGGCACCGGAGACGAGCGGCCGTTCCGCCGTCTATCGGATCTTCGGTGACGAGCAGCGGTTGCTGTACATCGGCAGCTCGGAGCGGCCCCGGCAGCGCTGGCACGAGCACAGGAACCGCACTGCATGGTGGGCGGAGGCGCGGGCTTACTCGCTAACGTGGCTGCCCACTCGGGAGGCCGCGTATGAAGCCGAGCAGTTGGCCATCGCAGCCGAACTCCCAGTCTTCAACCAGGTATGGCAGCCCCAGCAGATCCCGGCGCCCCGCAAGGAGTCGGAGCCGGTAGAGGAGGTGCGGCGCGTGGCGGATGCCCTTGACGCAGTCGAACAGATTGCCGACGAGGAGCAGCGCGTGAAGGCCAAGAGCCGGATCATGGCTGACCAGGTCGAGCGCAATAAGGCGTGGGCGCAAGAGCGGACGCGACTGATCCGGCGCCTGCACCACGACGAGAAGCTCTCGTACCGGCAGATCGCCGCGCGCCTTGAAATCAAGCTCAGCGCGGTACAGGACGCCTTCCGGAACTACACGGAGACGGGCGAGTACCGGGGAAAGACGGCTCGGGGCGGCGAGGAGTAGCCGCGCGTGACGAAGCCCGGCCGGATGGTAGACGGCCGGGCTTTCGCTTGCCCGTGAAGCGACGCGGGCGGTAGCAGTGCGGGGGCCCAGCCATGGAAGCCGCCCGCACCACGAAGCGTATCCGCCGGGTACGGCAACGGGCGCCTGCTCTGGGGGAACAGGCGCCCTACGCGGAGTCTGTGACCCTTGGCCGTCGAGCGGCTCAGGCGTACGCGTCTTGCCTCGGGTGTCAGGATGCCACGGCCGTCACCCCGGGCCGTTACCGGTGAGGCCGATGGGCGGGTACGGCTGCTCCTCGGGGTGGACGTCCCGCATGTGGTCGGCCATGGCGCGGCGGGGTACGAGCCGGCAGTCTTCGCAGCGGGGGCACGGGTCGCGCAGCACGACGGGGGCCGGTGCGGGCTCGGGGAGTGCCAGTCCGGCGTTGCGTCCGGTGCGTTCGCGTTCTTCGTAGCAGGTCACCGCATGGGTGAAGGCGCCGGTTGTCGGGTCGCATTGGCCAGTGCACGGCTCGGTCGTTTGGGTCGTGGCCGGGCCGGGTGCGGGCTCGTCGGTGAGGCGCCGCTGCTCGCATGCGTCTTCTTCATCGATCGTCTGGTGCGGGAGCTCGCAGATCCGCGTGCCGGGTGCGGGCTGGTCGAGGGCGGCGCGCACGGCTGTGATGACGTCGGCTGCGTCCTCGTATGTCTCGGCGTCGCAGGCGACAGCGCGCACGCGGTTGATGGCGGCGGTGCGTTGGTCGCGGGCTTGTACGACGCGCCGCCACTGGGCGGTACGGAGCCGGTACAGGCGCTGTTCCTCGGCGAGTTGGGCGGCCATCTCCTGCCGCTGCGAGAGGGCGCGGCGGGCTGTCTCCTCGGCTCGTTCCAGCCGGTCGTGTAGTTGGTCGAGGTCGTTGCTGGCCATCTCGTCGAGGGTTTTGCGCTGGGTCATGCGGCACCCCTGTGGTGGTCGTTGATCGCTTGGGAGACGGCGGTTTCGGCCCGGTCGGTGCAGGGGCAGCCGGGTGCCGGCGGTACGAAGGGGCGCATGCGGTAGCCGAGGGTGAAGCCGAGGCTGCCGGTGAGGGTGGCGGTGAGGATCAGGTATCCGATCACTGCTGGCCTCCGCCGAGGATTGCGCGGGCCACCGCGAGGGCGTTGCGGGTGTCGTTGCAGGGCCAGTCCTCGTCGCCGCACCAGTCGCAGCCGTGTGGTTTGCCGCAGGTCCTGCCGTCTGGCCGGGTGCCGGGGCAGCCGGGTTCGTGGAGTGCGGCGATCTCGCGGAGCAGCTTGGCGATGGGTTCGGCTGCCGGGCCGGGGAAGGTGGCCATTTTGGTAGCGGCGGCTTCGATCTCGTCGGCGCTGGTCACGCCTTGGCAGAAGTCGCAGTCGGGGTCGCAGTGGGCCCGGACCTTCGGGGCGTCGCCTACGCCGAAGTGGTTCCGCTGCTGCTCGGCGAGCTGGTGCGCGAAGGCGTCAATCTGCCGCTTGGCCCAGTACGGGCTCAGACCGGCGTCACGGATGAGGCGGACTTCAAGGTCGTCACGGGCGGTGGGTTCGGTGTCGGTCATCGTGGCCTCTTCTCGGGGCTGTGCGGGGCTGTGGGGGCCGGTCCCGGCGTGGGCGGCATGCGGGGACCGGCGGGGCGTTTGAGGGCGCTAGGCGGCCAGTGAGGGTTTCGGGGTTTCTCCGGTGTCGTGCGGGTCGAGCGCCCACAGCGCCTCTGAGGGCCGCTGGGCCGCTTCTAGGTCGCGAGGGACACTCTTGGGCTGTTCGGGCTCCAGGCGGGCGCTGAGGCCCTTTCTCGACCCCAAGGCGCCCCGGACCGTCCGCCACCAACACGCGGGAGGGAACGGCTGCCCCTGATGCCCGCAGAGTGCTGCCGTGCAGGCGACCACGGCAGCGACGAACACGAGAACGCCGATCACGAGGACGGCTCCTCGTCGGTCAGCGCCGCGAGGACACGGGCGCCGGTCTCGAAGTACAGGCCGCGCGCGATCACCCGGATCTGTTCCACGGCAGCCCTGTGAACGTCGGCGCGGTCGCCGGAGGCGTGGATGCAGGCGCAGTGCCCGCCAGCGGGGCGGCCGTCGTGGGTGACTGGGCAGATGCCGGGGTCGGGGGTCCGGCTGCACGGGCAGGCCATGTCAGGCCTCCTCGTCGGGCTGCGCCACAACAGCGGGCGCGTCCCGGTGCTCGGGCAGTCCGGACCACCAGCTGAGGTCTCGGCCGAGTTCGTCCAGGTCTTCGCCGGGGTGGTCTTCGACGAACCAGCCCCAGCAGGACCGGCACTTGCACCACTGGCGCGACTGCTGCTGTGGCGGCTCGTCGGCCATGCGACGCAGCTCGCGCATGGCGGTCTCCAGGCCGTTGGCCCGCCCGATCTCGTGGTCGGACAAGGCGTGCTCGTATGCCTGGCCCGTCAGCGTCTCAATGTGGTCGGCGGCTTCCCGCAGCGCGGTGGCCCGGCCGCGGCTCGCGGGCAGCACGGCCTGCTCGGCATCCGCGACGGCCAGTACGGCGTCGAGCACGAGGTCCATCTCGCGTACCACCGGCTCGGTGCGTTCGCCGTCCCAGCCGTTCTGTCGCATGAGCGTGAACAGCGGGGCCGCGTACCGGTCGCGGCGCTCAGCGGCCCGGTCTGTGGCAGGCGCAGGCCCGGCAGACACGGCTGCGGGTGCGGACGCCAGATCGGCAGCGAGATGCTCGGCGAGGTGCTGACGGATCTGAGCGAGCCGCAACTCGGGCCAGTGGTTGGTCTTGTTGAACGCGATCAGCGAGTCGTAGATGGCGGCGGTGAGTTCGGGACGGGGCTCGGGCTGCTGCACGGTGTGGCTCCTGGGGTCGTGATGGGATTCGGTTGGGCCGGTAGCCCCGCGGGTCGAACGCGGGGCTGCCGGTTCGTGCGTGGTCACGCGGCGGGCTGCCATTGCGGGCAGTGGCTGATCGGGAACGTGGCGCCCTCGGGGTCGGCCGAGATGTCGCAGGACTCCGGGTAGTCGCCGCAGGCGCACCACTCGCCCGGGTTGCACGACTCGGTGCCTTGGACGGCGGGCAGGTGGTGCTCGCACGTCTTGCAGTTCCGCAGGGCCGGGTTCTTCCAGCAGCGCGTCATGTGGGACTCGACGGCCTTGACGTCGGCGCGGGTGCGGCGGCGGCAGAACGGGCACTGGTGGCGGGTGACGGCCACGGGGGCGGGAAGGTCGACGGCGGTCATTGCTGCTCCTGGGTGTGTGCGGGCCGGACGGAACCGGATGTCAGGCGGGGGTCGGGATGGCGGCGATCACGGTGTTCACGCCGGTGCCGGACTCCTTGAACGCGCCGTCAGGCAGCTGGTGCAGCTCCCCGCCCTCGGCCGCCAGGAGCGCCCGGAACTCGCGGTTGAGCGGCGTGTTCCGGAACGTGACCCCGTTCGACATGACCGCCACCACGAGGCCGCCCGGCTTCAGGAACTGGTGGGCGTGCATCACGTGCCGGATGTCGTCCTGCCGGGCGAACGGCGGGTTCATCACCACCCGGTCATAGACGGGCTGCGGGTCGGTGGTGAGGAAGTCGGCGACGATGACGGTGACGTCCAGGTGGTGCTCTGCGGTGATGGCTTCGGCGTGCTGCTCCTGGACTTCCACGCAATCCACGTGCGCCCCGGCGTTCGCGGCGGCCAGGGCTATGGCGCCGCGTCCGGCGGACGGCTCCAGGACGCGCATGCCTGGCTCGATGCGGGCGTAGCCGAGGAGCTGCTGCACGATCGGGGCCGGGGTGGGGAAGTAGCCGAACTGCTGCTTAGCGCTGATGACTTCGCCGGTGAGGATGACCGACTCGATGGCGTCGGCTGCATCACCGTCGAACAGGTGGGCGCGCGCCTTGCGGTTCCACTTCCCGCCCGCGGCCTCCAGGACCTTGGCGGTGTCGAGGTACAACCTCCGGTCGAGGGTGCCCGTGAGGACGAGGCGGGGGCCGTCGGTTTCGGCGCGGTCGAGGACTTCGAGGACTGAGGTGGGGACCTTCATGGTGTGCTCCGTGGCGATGGTGTGGGTGTGCGGGGGCGGACGCTCAGACGGCGGCGGCAGGCGGGTTGCGGCGGTAGACGTCGAGTGCGCTGCGCCCGTTGACGATCAGGTGCGGGGCGGCCTGCTTGGCGAGCTGCTGCGCGGTGCCGAGGTCGAAGCGATGCGCGGCGATCCACGCGTCATTGCGTTCCGAGGGCCGCGGCTCGTACTCCCACACGCCATCAGCGCCGAGGCAGAACGGGCCGTCGAGGACCGCCCACGAGTCGGGGCCGCGCCACTCGATGCTGATCGTGAAGTGACGGCGGAGCTCGGCGTCGGCGGGGAAGATCGACACCTCGAAGCGGGTCGCCTCGACGAACGGGACGGGCGGCTGGTCGTGGGGTTGGGGTGTGGTGGGCATGGGGTTCCTCGCGCGGTGGTGATCGTTTGGGGTGGGTCGATCAGGCGGGGACGGGCGTCTCGCCGTGCTCGAAGCGGGCAGAGCGGGCGGCGGTGACCGCGTCGACAAGGCGTTGCCCGAAGGACTTACGGAGGCCGCGCTCGTCGTGGGTGAACTCGAAGACGCCCGTCTCGGGGTTGAGTTCGACGAGCTGGAACCAGTACTCGTCGGCAGTGAAGAGCATCGGTCCGTGGTCCCGGAAGAACGCGGCCGTGAAGGAGTCCGCTTCCAGGTCGGGCGTGAATTGGTGGTAAAGCCGGTGGGCGGGGGTGCCGGTGAGGAGCAGGACGTTCTGGCCTGACTCGCGGGCGAGGGCTCGGCAGAGGTCGATGTGCTCGCCCTCGTGTTCGTCGGTGTCGGCGTGCTTGATCTCGGCGAAGACGGTGCGGTCGTCGGGGAGGTGGAGGGTGAAGTCCGGGAGGTACGGCGTACCGGTGAGGATGTAGCCCTGAGGCTCGTACTCCCAGCGGATGCCGAGAGCGGTCAGAAAAACGGCCCACCTTGCTTCGAGGCGGCTGCGGAAGCGGTGGCCGGCGTAGTGGGTCTCGATGGCTTGGATGGTCATGCGAGGACTCCCGTTAGTTGAATGCCGTACGAGGTGGACAGGTGGACAAGGTGGACGCGTGTCCACCACCCCCTGTCTCGCGTAGCGCGTGAGTGAGAGTAAATGTCCTTTTTCTTATAGTTTGTTGGGGTGAAAGTGAGGCTCGATTTCTCGCGACAGGGGGTGGTGGACGGATGTCCACCTGTCCACCTCGGCTTTGTCCACCAAGGTGGACACGAGCTTGTCCACCTTCGATTAGTCTGTTTTGACACAGATCCGGTCCCCCTCCTCGAACACCCATCCACGCGCCACGGCCAGCGACACGGCCTTGTCCGCAACAGGCCGGTCCCGGGACGCGAGAGCCTTCTTCAACGCCCCGTAGGTGACGCCTCCGACCGTCGAGGCGTGACGGCGCACCAGATGAGCGACCCGCTCCAACGTGAGGTCCGCGTCCTTCTTCGCCACATGCGACCTGAGCTCGGCGTGGACCTTCGCGTCTTCGGCCCGCGTCTTCTCCGCCAGGGCCTCGCGCTGAGCCCGCAGCACCAGCGCGTCACGCACCTTGCACGACGACTCCCACGCGATCTCGGCGAGCTGCCAGTCCTCCTCGGACACCTCGTACCGGCCCCCGTCGAGGAGCGCGAACAGTGCGGCGAGCTTGACCTTCATCAGGCCGGCGTGGCCGTCGAGTTCGGCGACTTCGAGTTCGCCGCGGCCGCGGGCGACGCGGTCGGTCCACAGCATCTTGCGGATGCGTTCAGGGAAGGTGATGTCGACCGGGCCGTCGGGGCGCGCCTGGCCGGGGTGGGATGCGAGCGGGCCGGGGAAGCGGGGCGGGGTGTCGGGGATGGCGGGGTCGTCGGCCCATCCCCAGTAGAAACGCTGCGGTGTGCCGGTGTGCGCGTCGGCCAACAAGACCGTGGCGATGGAAGGCTGGAAGCCGGCGAGGAGTCCGAGGCTGTACGAGCCGGGCGCGATGTAGCGGGTGCGTTCCTCCGACGCGTTGGTCTGCCCGAGGGCCTCGCCGATCGCGGCACGGCGCAGGGTCTCGCCGAGGATGGAGCCGGAGCGTTCGGCGAGCTTGGCGAGGGTCTGTCCTTCGTCGACGTAGAAGAACGCGTTGTGGCGTACCTGCTTGCGGACCTTCGCCATGACGGGGTCGCCCTTGTAGGGGCCCTTCTGGTGGAGTTCGCCGGTCGGTTCGTCGACGGTGCCCATGAACGCTTCGGCGACACCTTCACCCGTGCCGATGGGCAGGCCGTCGCGGAAGTCGTCGTCGGCCGGGGCCATGAGGTCGCGGACGCATCCGGCGGAGATGGATTTGCCAGATCCGGAGGTGCCGACCATGGCGGCGAACACGTTGAGGGAGGCGCGGCCGCCGATGCCGGTGACGGCGCGGATGTGGTGGGAGATCATGCCGGACAGGCGGGCGAGGGTGCTGTAGAGGACGAGGTCGCCGGAGCAGCCTTGGGAGTGGGCGGCTTGGCGCATGTGCTGGAAGACGGGGCGGGCTGCCCAGAACGATTCGGGCAGGAGGCCGGGCCGGGCCGCGGGGGGTGCGGATGCGTCAGGCTCCGGCTCGTCTTCATCGGCCGGGTCCTCGACCACGTTCCAGATGTCTTCGGGCGGGGCCTGTCGGGCGGGCGGGTTGAAGCGGCGGGCGACTTCGGCGAGGAGTTGTGGCGGCAGGTTGCGTGCTGCGGCGTGGGCGTCTTGGCCGTGGGCGGCGCGCAGGATGTCTCGGGCTGCTTCGGATTCGTCGCCGTTGTAGTGGAGGTGCGCCCACAGGGTGGGGACGGTGAGCTTCTTGCCTGTGGACTGCTGGCCGGTGGGGAGGCCTGCGCGTTCGGACCAGTTGACGGCGACGTGGTCGTCGCAGACGAGGCTGTACTCGCTGTCCGCGGAGCCTTCGGCGCCGGCGGGGCGCAGCCACTTGTGCCGGCCGTCGGCCGCGGTGCCGCGGTAGGTCCAGCCCTGGGGTTCGAGGACGTCGCGGAAGGTGAGTCCGGCGGCGAGGATGTCGAAGACGCCGTTCCCGGCCGGGCGCGGGAAGGCGGCCGCGCGGCGCGGGGCCTGGGGTGCGGTGGCGGCACGGCCGGTGCGGTGGTCCTGCCGTGCGCGCTTCTCGCTGGCGGCTTTGTCGAGGAGTTCGCGGGCGGCTGGTTCGAGGCGGGCCACGGCGTCGCGCATGACTGCGAGGTCGATGACGTCGCCGGTGCCGGGATAGCTGTGGCTGGGCCGCGGCTCGTCGTGCTTGCGGTTGACGGTGCCAGGGATGCGCATGAGCCGGTCGAGGTTGCCGACCTGGGTGTCCCAGGTGCAGCCGTGGCTGTAGGCGGCGGCACCGAGGACTGCTTGGAGTGCGGAGGTCATGTGCTCGACGGCGGCGCGGTCTTCGTCGGTGATGATGTGGTTCTCGGCGAGGGTCCACACGGGGTTGCAGCCGCCGCCGGTGTCGACCCAGCCGGAGGGCTCGGGGAGGCCGGCGGAGGCGACGATCTCGCGGACGTGGTCGGCGTCGACCGGGTGGGGCATCTCGTCGAGGCCGGGCTTGTGGCCGATGCTGCCGTAGTCGCCGTCTGCCCACAGCCAGGTGAGGGCGTGGGCGAGGTCTTTGCCTCCGCGGCCTTTGGCGGGGTGTTCGCGCAGGGTGGTGACCTGCGCGTAGATGCCCTTCGGGCGGCGGCCGTCGAGGTCGGTGACGTAGCGGACGGCCGCGGCGAGGCCGACCTCGTCGGTGGTGAAGCGGCGTCCGGCCCAGCGGTCCGCGTCGGAGCAGATGCTGAGGAGGCCGGGGGCGTCGGCGTAGTGGTAGGCGAGTGACGCTCGGATGAGGTCGGTGTCTGCTGCCACTTGAGGCGCGTGGGGTGCGGTGGTCACTGGTGCACCGCCGGGAAGTAGTAGGCGCCGTTGGTCTGGCCGATGCAGCGGGAGTTGCGTACGCAGAGGCGGGGTTCGCCGACGTGGCCCGCGGGGTGGATGTGCTGGTGGTCGCAGTAGGGGCAGCAGGTGACGACGAGGTAGAGCAGCGGGCGGCCGCTGGCGTCGTGGATGTCGGGGTCATGCGCGGCGATGAGCCGGGCCTGGGCGGGGCGGAGTCCGTAGACGCCTTCGGGCCGGTCGCGCGCGGAGGGCTTGGGCGTGGGCTCGGTGGCGGGCTCGTCGTCGAAGAGCGTGGGGGTCGCGGTGGTGGTCATCGTTCGTTCCTCCGCGTGTTGATCAGCTCGTCGGCGATGTTGTTGATGGCGTCGACCCACATCTGCTTCGCGGCGCGGATGGCCTGCGGCGAGGGCTGTTCGTTGAGGTGGGCCCGGATGGAGCGGAGTTGGTCGTGGTCCATGCCGGGCTGGGGCCGGCAGTGGGGGCATTCGAGGTGGGAGCGGATGGCGCCGAGCGTGACCTCCCACCGCGCGCGTTCGGCGGTGGTGTGGTCCCGGAGCGGGGCGTACTGGTGGTCCTCGTCTGGGGTGGCGAGGAAGGTACGCGGTACTGGCCAGGCGCCGGGTTGGCGTGGCTGCTCAGGGTTGTCGGTCACTCGGTTGGTGCTCCTTGCGGGAGTTCGGTGGTCGGGCAGCACGATTTAGCAGGTCAGAGCGCTGTCGCTGTGGGCCTCACCTGCCTCACAGCTTACCCGAGGGTGACCGGTCAATTGAGGGTCAATAAGTAGGTCGACTGTCACAGAACGGTGACCGGTAATTGCACGGTCAGCTACGCTGTGCTCATGACGACGAAGGGAGAGCCCGGTCGCGTTGTCCGCATCGACGACGAGACGTGGGCCGACTACGAGAAGGTGTGCGCCGAGAAGGGCGTGAAGCGGGCCACAGACATGCGCATGCACGTGGTGCGTGAGGTTGCCGCCTGGCGCCGTCGTCAACGCGACATCGCAGCGGCGAAGAACATCGCTGAGGGTTGACGTCACCACATTGCTCCTTCCGGCCGGCGCCCGAACTCCGGCACCTCGGACGGGCACCGGTGCTCGATCACGTGCCCGTGCTCGCACGTGCTGCGGCATGACCAGCGCAGTTCGTGGCCGCCGCTGGCGAGGGTGGCGAGGCACCACATCAGCCGGTTGGGTTCGACGAGGTGGAGTGCGTCGGCGAGCGGGATCGGTTCCGCGTCGGCGATGACCCGGAGTGCGGCCCGGTGTCCGACGAGTTGCTTGATGACGGGCGCCTGGCAGCGCACGCAGACGACGGGGGTCCCGGCCGCAGAGCGGCGAGGACTGGTGCCCCTCTGCGGCCGGGCGGACATCAGGCGGCCGCCGTGGCGAGCTGCTCGTGCAGGGCGACGCAGGCGTCACACGTGCACGTGCGGATCACGAAGCCGCCACCTTCGGAGGGCAGGCCCTCGCCGGGGACGATGACCCGCTCGACGGGCTGCGCTTTCAGGTCGAAGGTGGGGATGACCTCCGGCTCCGGGGTTGGCCCGCACGGCTTCTGGCAGGTGGCGGTGCAGCCGCCGAGGCTTTTGGTGGTGCCGTCTTGGCGGTGGTTGAGGTCGCTGTGTCCGCAGGTGCAGCGGTGTCCGATGTAGGCCATCAGGCGACCTCGCCTTCGTGCTCGAAGAGGGTGCCGCCGGAGGTGCGGCGGTCGTACATCTCTCGTTGCACGGAGCGGAGTCGGCCTGCGGTGATCTCGTCGTCGGCGACCTCGATCGAGGTGACCCGGACCTTGACGGTGGGGTTCTTGTCCTCGTCGGGGCCGGGTTCGCTGCGTTCGACGTGGGAGAGCTCGACGACGGCCATCCACCGTCCGCGGCGTTGTTTGAACATTTCGGTGGCGTGGGGTTCGAGGGCTTCGGCGACGTCGGTGAGGACTTTGGAGTCGAATTTGACGTCGGCGTCGATGGGTTGTGTCACGGGTGGTGCCTTTCTCTGGTTGGTGCTGGGTTGTTGGGGCCCGGGCCCGCCCCGTTCGGGGGGAAGCAGGGGCGGGCCCGGGTGACGGCCGCGGCGCAGGGGGGCGCCGGGGGTTCGGCCGTCAGTCGGGGGGCTTGTGGACCGCGGCTTGTGCGGCGCGGTAGGTGTGCGGGCTGGAGCGGCGTTTCCCGGAGGCGATGGCCTTGTTGTCGAACACTGCGGATGCGGCGAGCGGCGACAGCGGGAAGGTGCTGGCCGGCAGGCCGTACCCGGGCTTCGACTCGTCGAGCCCGGCGAGCGCGGCCGGGGTGTGGGCTGGGCAGCGGAGGCCGGTGAGGACCTGCGGACGTTGTCGGCTGTCCGGCAGTGGCGGTGTTCGGTGCCGATCCAGTGGGTGCACTCGCGGCCGGTCATGCGTGGGCCTTCACGGCTGCGGTGTGTCGCGTCCGTTCGCCCACGTCGATGAGATGCCGGGGGAGGTGGCAGTCCGTGATGCCGCAGTCGGATGTGATCTGGCCGTCGGGGTGGTGGCCGCGGTCGACGATGTAGCAGAGCTGTTTGGGTGTGTATGTCTGCCCGAGGTAGCTGATTTTTCTGGGGCCGGTCCAGGCGAGGTGTCCGCCGGGTAGAGGCTTCGTGTTGTTGTTGAAGATTGTTCGGAGGGTGCGGGGCTCTACAGGGCGGCGGGCTTGTTCGGCTTGGGCTTTGACTTGGTCGGGGGTGAGGTTGCGGCGTGCGGCTTGGCGGAGGAGGTTGCGGCGTTCTGTCTCGGACATGCCGCCGAGGACGCCGTCGGGTTCGCGGGTGGCGAGCGCCCACTGCCCGCATGCCTGGATGACGGCGCAGGTTCGGCAGATGGCTTTTGCGTACTCGATGTCCGCGGGGATGGTGCCGGGGAACATGGCGTCGGCTTCGTCGCGGCAGGCGCCTTGTTTCAGCCATTGGCCTGCGGGTTCGAGGGTGTCGGGCGCGTAGTGGGAAGCCGTCATGACGCCACCACCACGAGCGGCCAGACGCGGATCACGCAGCCGGGCCCGTCGAGGACATCCGGCGCGTCGGTCCCGGCGTAGTACTTGCCGAGCCGTACGTATTCCACAATCCGTTGATCGTCGTGCCAGACGACGCCGGTGAGGGCGTCTTCCGTAGAGCGGACGATCTTGGAAAGGTCGGGGAACACCGCCGGGCGGATGGGTGCCGTATCCCGCAGCAGGTGCGCGTTACGGCCCGTGCGGTAGTGGCCTTTGGGCCGGGCGAACGTGAACGTCATCGCGACCGCCAGCGGGCCGTCGAGGATCGTCCAGCCGGGCAGAGCCGCAGTCGCGCCGAGCGCCGCGTACTTGACGTCTTGGCGCCACGGTTTGACCTTCTCCGACGACTCGACCATGACGCCGTTGCCGACGTGCCGCTTCGAGCCTTGCGGGCCGGGGAGGCCGTGGACGGTGACGGTGATGGCGGGTGAGCCGGGCCGGGGCCCGGCCGCCGTGGTGGCGGCCGGAGCGTGCGGGGTGGGTTCGAACAACGTGGTCATCGGTTTCCCCCGATGGGTGTGATGGTGACGTGTCCTGCGGTGCAGGTGTGCGCGCCCGGATGCAGCACGACCGGCGTCATCTCGCGGCAGCCACGGCAGTGCCGGAACGCCTGCGGGGCGACCGCCCCGTATGCGGGCTGAGGCCAGTCCGGCATCAAGTCGTCGAGCCGCACCAACTCGACAGCAGCCGTGGTGGAGCGGTGTCGGCCGTCTGGCCCGGGCCACGCCCGAACCACGGCGAACAGGGCGGCGAGGGAAACGATGAGGACGATCCCGCCCACGGTGGTCGGCGAGTTCACAGGTCGGCTTCTTCGAGGCGTGCGAGCTCGATCTGTAGGTCGACGCGGTTGGCGGTGAGTGCTTCATGCAGCGCTTCGGCGAAGGTGCGTACGTCGTGGATGACGGTCGACGGATGTCCGGCCGCCACCAGGTGCAGGGCGATGACGTCCTTCGCGCGGGACAGTTCGCCGGCCACCTGCTCCAGCGCGCGGCCGGTCGCGTCGGCGTCCTCCTGGAAGGCGTCGCGTTCGGCGGTCAGCCGGTCGATGTGCGCGGCCTGGCGGGCGTTGCGTTCCTCGAGACGCCGACGGGACACGATCACGACGCCTCCCCACGCAGAGCCGGAACCAGCGGCCACTCCGGGGCGCAGTACGCCTCCGGGTCCGTCTTCCGGAGGAACTGCTGCAACCCGGCCTGCTGCTCCGCACGCCACGCCTTCTGCGCCGCGAACAACTGCGCCGGCCCCATCGAGTTGAGCTGCGGGTGATAGTCGAACTGCGCGTCGGCGAGGAGTAGCGCGGCGAGCGCATCAGCCTCCGCCGTGTGCCAGTCATCCAGGGCGACGCCGTACCGCTCGCACGTCGGCTTCAGCTTCCGTAGCCCGGCACCGCGGAGCCGCTGGACGCACTGCCGGTCGATGACGTGCGGGTCCAGCAGCGTGAGCGGCTCGCCGTCGAGGCGCTCAGTCATGGTCGGCAGGCCGTGGCGTACGAGGTTGTAGTGGAGGATGCTCCAGTCGAACGACTGGTTGAACGCGATCACCGGCATGCCGTAGGCCAGAGCCGCAGCGAGGTGCCCGGCGATCTCGTCGAGTGCCGCCTCCGGGTCGACACCTTCGGCTTGGGCCCGCTCGTCGGTAATCCCGTGCACGGCGCTCGCGGTCGGCGGGATCGGTACCTGCGGGTTGATGAGGTACGAGAACGTGCGGTCGTCCAGGCCGCCGCCGCGTACGACGATCGCCGCGGTGACAATGCGGTCCTCGTGCACGCTGACGCCAGTTGTCTCCGTATCCCACGAGGCGCGGCGGAAGTCGGTGAACTTCACTCGGCACCCCCAGCAGTGAGCTGGGGCAGCGCCACCGTGGCGAGACGGCCCTCACGCCAGGCCCGCATGACCTCGCCCCGGCCGTCCTTCTTGAACCGCACGCTGTGCGTCCGCGACCGCGTCCCCGCGATCTCCACACCGGGAACCTCATGGATCACCCCGGTCTCCGGGTCCGGCCACTCCGTACCGCCGGCCGCCGTCAACTCCTTCAACAGCCGATCCGTGAACGCCTTCCGCACGCTGATCACGAACTTCCGCTCGATCTCACTGCCGAAGTTCGCCAGCACCCACGCCTTGTAGATCTCCTCGTCCACGACGCGCGCCTCGGCACTGCCGGACGACAGGCTCACCGTCGCGATGTCCGGACCGTCGGGCAGGGACACGGCCACCTGCCGGATCCCGCTCTCCTGGTCCGCAGATTCGAGGGCCTGCCGGGTCTCCGCGCGGGCCGCCTTGTAGGCGTCGCCCACCACGTCCAGCAGCGTCTTCAGATAGGCCTCGCGGGCCGCAGCCTCTTTCAGGCTCATGTGGTCTCCTTACTGGGCGGGGCTCCCTGCCTGCTTCGGACGGGCAGGGAGCCCCAGTTGTGCGGGCGGTGGTCAGGCGGCGACGGAGCCGCGCATCAGATCGGTGGCCTGCCTGAACTCGGCAGCAGTGCCCTGCTCGATGGCATGGCCGAATGCCGACTCGAACTGGGCGGGCAGCCCGTCGACGAACGCGGCGGTGCGGGCGGCGTCCCACATTGCGTCGAGGGCGGTCTGCCGCTCGTTCGGTCCGGCGGGGGGCATGGCGCCTGTGCGCTGCTGTTGCGGGGGGTCCGGCACGGCGATGGGCGCGGGTGGCGTCTGCTGCGCCGGGGCGGCAGCGCTGACCCGGGGCGTCGGCTCCTCGGCGGGTGGCTGCTCTGCCGCCTCCGGGTCGGGCAGGACGGGCGGGTCCTCCGGTACGGACGGCGTGGCCTCCGGCTTGTCGTCACCTGTGGCCGCAGGCGGGAGATGTGCGGCCGACCAGATGACCACCGCGTCCGTACGGCCGCCGTTGTAGAGGCCGAGACCGAACGCGTCGCCGAGGTTCACCGCGGCACGCTTCAACGACTGCGAGTCGGCTTCCTTCACGGCGCCGTCGTGCGCGTCGCCGAGGCCCGGCTGGTTCTGTGCGTCGCCGGTGGCCACGCCGTCGAACGAGGCGATCGGGTTGCCCGCGATGTCCTTGATGGTCAGACGCTGGTGGACCCGGTAGACGACGGTCCAGCGGAACTTGTCGTTGCCGTTGCCGTCTTTGCCCGAGGGGATCGGGATCTCGCGGACGCAGTCGATGGAGATCAGCTCGGTGTCGTAGCCGCCGAAGCCGAACACGCGGATCAGGAAGCGCCGTACGTCCCACTGCTGGACGTGGGCGAATCCCTTCTGGTTGTGTCCTACGCGGGACTCGTGCAGGCCGGCGAAGAGGACTTTGAGTTGTTGCTCGGTGAGCCTGCTGGTGAGGTCGGTCATGAGGTTCTCCCCTGGGCGGTGCGGGTGTTGAGGGTGTAGAAGCGGGAGTCCGGCCGTTCGTGGAGCGTCATCAGCCCTTGACGGGCGCGGTGGGATAGGCAGTCGCGGGCGTGGGACCGGTACAGGCCGCGGCTGTAGCGGGCGAGGTAGAGGCGCTGGACGCGTTTGGTGTCCCACTCGCCGCCCCACGTGCGGATGGCGGTGTCGAGGACGGTGTTCCAGTCGGCCGGCCAGGCGGGGGCCGGGGCGGCCGGGGCCGTGGTGGCCCCAGCCGTCGCGGTCGTGTTCGTCATCCGGCGTCGCCCCGCTCTTCGGCCTCAACGGCGGCGGTGTTGTGGGCGTCGTCCTCGGCGTCGAGGCGGAACCCGTCGGCCTGGTCCATGTCGTGCAGCTCGGACGCGGTGAAGAAGTCGGCGTTGTCGTAGTCGTCGTGCTGCTCGGCCTGGTCGGGCATGTGCGTGTCCCCCGTGGTGGTGTCGGTGGTGTCGGTCCAGCCGTCGAGGTCGTCTGAGTGGAATGGGGCCTCCGGCCAGCCGAAGGCGTTCCGCCAGCCGAAGGCGATCTGGTAGCCGTCGCTGGGTGCGGTGGTGACGTGCTCGACGACGAATTTGATGCGGTGGCCGTGGTGTTCGCGGGTGTAGGTGTGGCCCGGCTGGAAGAAGTCGGGGGTGGCCGTCGGCGCCTGGGCGCTGGCCTTCTCCCCGGCGTCCGCGTTGAGCAGCTCCACCAGGTACTCCGCCCACACCGTCGAGTACGTCTCGATCTGCGGCCACGGGCAGCAGTCGTACACGCCGTCCTCGTCGCGAACCGGGCCGCCCGGGTAGTCGTCGATCATGTGAAGGGCGTCGCTGCCCTTACCGGTGCAGACGGGGGCGAGGCCGGTGGGGGACTCGCTGTCGGTGATGATGAGCCGCCATGCAGGGGCGGGCTGGTCGGCGCGTGCTGCGGCGCGGGCCTTCGCGAGGTTCTCGCTCATGCGGCACCTGCCTCACGCTGCGCCGGGATCGACGCGGCCGGAGCCGCCGGGGCCACCGCGCGCAGCCGGTCCGCGAACGCCGCCACCGCCGGGCCATACAACGGCAGCTCATAGCCGAGCGCCGAGCACAGCTTCTCGACGAGCAGCGCCTCGGGCTCCCACCCGTCGTGCCGGTGAGTGTGGGCGTTCCTGCGGTCTTCCTCGATCTCCGTCAGGAGATCCATCAGGTCGGGGTTGTCTGCGATCGTCTCGATCATCGCGACGAGGTAGTCCGACAGGTCGAGGGTTGCGCCGGTGGGGATGCGGCGGACGTACACGCGGTACGGGCCGGTGAGTGCGGGGCGGCGGAACAGGCGGTGCAGGTACAGGCGGATGCGGTTCATCGGGTGTCTCCCTTTTGGCGCGCTTCATAGCGGCGCGTGCGCTCACGCACGCAGGCCCGGCAGGCGCGGCGACCCCGCGACTTCGCAGGCTTGAGGTAGGTGTTCTCCGGCGTAAAGGCGTGGCCGTTGACGCACGCGGGCTTCTGGGCGGGAGCGCTTCGCCGAGCGTTCTCGGCCCGCGTCACAGGCTCCAGATGGGCCGGGTTCACGCAACGGCGATGCGGGCAAGTGGTGCCGCCCGGGCACGACTTGTCGGCGGTGTGACAGACGTGATCGAGTTCAAGCCCGTCGGGGATCGGCCCGATCCACGCCTCGTAGGCAAGGCGATAGGCCATCTTGGTCCCTTTGCGGGAACCGAGCGTCCCGTAACCAGCGCGGTCAATACGCCCGGCCCAGAACCAGCACCCTTCGGTGCGCTGGATTTTGGGTTCAATGCGCTCGGCCAGTTGCGGCCTTACCGGTGCGTTCATCGAGCACTCTCCGGCGCGATCGACAGGAGCATGAGGAGCGCGACGGCGGTGATCGCGGCATCGCGCGGGGCGTGCTTCGCCCGGTCAGCGGCGGCGTGACCGGCACGCAGGCCGGTGGCGTACGCCCGGTTCGCGGTGTGGCCCGCGTGGATGGCGGCCTGCCACACCGGAACCAGCCGGCCGGACTCGATCGCACGCCGCACCAGCGGACGCGGATCAAAGTCGGCGAAGTCCGCATCGACGAGGAGGAAGTACGGGACCGAGAACGCGGCATGCACTCCGACCCCGAGCGACAGAAACGCCGCCCACTCGGCGAGGTCGTGGGTCTGGTAGCTCACGGCCTACCGCCCGTCTCGGGCAGATCCCGGGGGATGCGGTACGAGTGCGCCAGCGGCCCATCGTGCGGGTCCTCACGCAACGCCTGCGTAGGCGCCAACAGCCGAGTCAGCTTGTCCACCGACTTCGCCACAGACACGGCATCCTCAGGCGGCCACGCCACCGGCAGCCCCAACAACTCGGCAAGCTGCCGCCGAGCCGCCGCATGCCCCTGCCACCGGTCGTAGTCGTGCCCGTTGTCCGGGTGGCAGTTACGGATCGCGGTGATGTACTCGGCGCGCTTCGCCACGAACTCGGCGACGGCGGTCTCACGCTGCTCCAGCTCGGCAACCCGAGCCCGCAGCGCGTCCCGCTCCTGCTCGGCCTCGATCGCGGCGGTCCGCCACCGTTGACGACTGCCTTCAGCGAACGCCGCATCGGCCCGCAACTCCCGACGCCCACGCTGAGCCGACGCCAACGCCAACCGCAGACGGACGTTGTCCTGCTCCTCCTCCCACCGAGCCAGACACGCCCCCATGACGTCGTCACGAGCCTGATCCAACTCCGACCTCGGCACCGGCCCGCCCGGCACCGGCAACGCACCCTCACGCGCCACGAACCGCGCCAGCCGACGCGCCTTCATCCGCGCCAGAATCTGCTCCTGCGACGGCCGCTCCCACGCATGCCAACCAGCCGCGTCCGCGTACTGCCTGCCGTGACCACGCTCCGCGATACCGCACCACGTACACGCCGACGGCTCCACAACCGGGGCGCTCACCGCGACACCGCCGACGCGTCCGCGTCCATCGCGGCCAGCAGCCCCCGCAACCGGACCTCCAACGTCACAGCCGCCCGGATCATCGCCTCGTGGTCATGGACGTTCGCGCCCTGCTGCACGGCCAAGTCCTCCCGCGCCAGACGCACCGCAAGGTCCAGCGGCAACGCATACGCGTCGGACCGATGCGGCTGATACAGCGCGTCCACCGGCGGAACAACCGTCGGCCGCGCCTGCGGCGACTCATGCAGCGGCATGACCCCGCTGCCGGTCTGGAATGATGTACTCAAGTGATCCACTTCCTTCGTAGTGCTGGTGGATTGCCGAGTCGGGGGGCTGCTCGGGCCGGGAAGTCAGAGCGGCCCTTCGGCGCGTAATGGGTCAGGCGGCGTCGGCCGCGGCAGCCGTCTCGGACGCCTTGCGTGCCTGCAAGCGGGCCGCAGCCGGCGCGAGGATCAAACGGAGTCGGCTGATCAGCTCGGGCCCCGGCTCGGGGGTGGCTTCGACGAGGTTGTGGATGTGCTCGATGACGGCGTCGCCGAGGAGCGCTCGGCGTTGTTCGCGGGTCACGCGGCGGCCTCGATCGGGATGCGCTTGATGACGGTGCGCAGGTCAACGTCATATGCCTCGGCGAGACGCATGGCCGAGTTCAGGTCGGGCTGGGTCTCGCCGTTGAGGATCCGATAGACGGACGATTCGGTGATCCCGGTCCGTCGGTAGATGTCGGCTCGGGTCTTGTCGCCGTGGCGTTCGGCGACTTCGAGGATCTTGGCGGTGTCCAGGCGGAACACGTAGTCACCTCCTTCGGGGGGTGGTTGGCAGGGGTTGCCGCTGGCAGGGGGTGTTTCCTTGCTCACGAGGGAGACTCTTCCATAGTTCTCCCTCCCTCGCAAGGGAGGTTGCGGAGTAATGGAGGACGGCTTTATGTGAACTTTCACCTAGATGCCGGAGTGACCTGCGTCAATGCAGGTGGCTGGCGTGATCGCGACTCTTGCGATTCAGGGATTTTCTGGATACTCCCTAACTAGGGAGGTAAAGTTTCGGGACATGACCGACGCCACGCCCCCCACGCACGCGCAGCGCTTCGCCACAGTCGTCGCCCCAGCAGCCAAGCGCGCCGGCTACACCGGCCACGGGTCCCAAGCGCGACTCGCCCGGGACACCGGCATGTCCGAAAGCAGCATCTCCCGCATGCTCAACGGCCAGGCCATCCCTGAGCTGCGCTTTCTCGGCCCCCTCGCAGAGGCGCTCGACATGAGCCCCCTCGACCTGCTCATCGAAACTCGGCTGATTTCACCCGAATCGCTTCAGACACTGTCCGAAGCTGATTCGTCACAGGTAGGCTCCGAATTCATCTCCGTAGAGGACGCAGCAGAGCGGCTCGGCATCACCGACGACGTGAATAAAATGATGTTCCGCGCTGTCGTTGAGAAACTCGCCCGTCCACAAGAAGACGCCGACGACGACACCCGCGGAGGAACAGCAGCACGCATGTAACCCCGGGGGTGTACATGGATTTCACGACCAGCATTCGGACCACCGTCACCGCGGCAGCGGTGGTCCTGGTCACAGGCATCGCAGCAATTCTCTACGGCGTCATGCGAGGCGACCCCGCACACTCCATCGCTGGAGTCGGTCTCACCACCACCGCACTCACAGTGACCGCCCTCACTGCGATCAGACGATGGGTCACCAACACCACCGACGAACGCCGCCAACTGGCCGCTGCCACCCAAGCAGCGCGGGACGAACGCGATAGGTATTTCGCCGCCAAGGCCGTACTGGAGAACGATCAGCAGCGGCTCATGCGCGCCGCAGCTGCCGACCGCGCCCACGCAGCGGCCACCCTGATCGTCGAACGCGAGAAGATGGCGTCAGAGTTCGAGGAGAAACGTGCCGCCTTGGTCTGCGAAACGCTGACCGCCTACGCCGACCTGATGCGCAGCCACAAACGGAAGCCGCCTGAGCGCAGCTCCGTCATTCCGTTCCCGACTCAGCAGCCGGAACGGGAACGCTCCCGCGGCCATAACGTGGTTGGTCCCTGAACCCCGGCTGCCCGAAGAACCGCAGCGTGATACGGCCCGGCTCAATCGTGCGCACACCCCGGCTACGGGCCTTGTTCAAACGGATGTTGACCACCGCGCGCAACACCGTCCGCTGCTGCTCGATCGTCAACTCGCCGTCCCAGACCTCCTGAACATCCGGCCGGCCGACCAGCCGGCGCACCAGCGGCGGCGCATCCATCGACTGTGCCTCCGCCTTGGCGGCCTCGATCTGCGGCACGAGCCGGTCCTCCTGCACGGCCAGCGACGCCAGCGACAGCCGCGGCGTCACCCCGTCTTCTTTGAACGTCGCCGACATCTCCCGCGCCTCGTCCAGCTGCCGCTGAAGCGCCTTCTGCCGAGCCCGCGCCCGCTCGGCCCGCTTCTCCTGCTCGTCCGACTGGAACGCGGCCACCGCAGCCCGTGAGCCAAGCCACGACACGACGGCCTCCTCGACGTAGGCATCGAGCTTGTCCTTATTCATCTGCGCGTCGAACCGGGCCGAGCACCCGTACACCAGATAGCCGCGCGACTTCCCCACCCGAAGATGCGGATGATCCTCACACTCCCCGCAGCGGGCGATCCCCGACAGCAGATGCTTCACCGCGTAGTCCCGCACCGTGCTCCGGGACTCAGCCCCGATGATCTCCTGCACCTGGTCGAAGAGTTCTTCCGGCACGATCGCCGGCCACGTTGCCTCGCCGAAGTCGTCCCCGCGGTGAAGGCGACGCCCCTTGTAGCCGATGTTCCGCAGCATGTTCGGCAGGTGGTAGTAGCCCCACTCCTGCCCTGGGGTGCGCTCGCCGCGGGCTTTGAGGTCCTGGAGGATCGAGTACTCGGTCTCGCCGGCAGCGACCCGTTCGAACACCTCCAGCACGATCGGAGCCTGCTCGGGGTGGGGGTACTGCTCGATGAGGTCGCCAGTGCCGGGGTCGTAGTGGCGGCCGTACCCGTACAGCAGCCGACCGTGGGGGAGGCCCTGTTTCGCTTGTGCGCGGGTGGAGCGCAAGACGCGGTCGCGGATGCCTTCGGCTTCGTCTTCGGCTGCTACGGCGTCCTGCGCGGTGGCTTTGCGGTCCTCGCGCTTGGAGAGGTCGAAGACCTGGCCGTTGTAGCAGAGCAGTACATCGTTGGCCATGCAGGCGTTGCGGAGGCGAATGTATGCCTCGATGTCGCGGTAGTAGCGGGAGGCTTCGAAGGCGACGACGATGCGGCCCTTCTTGTTCTCGATGGCGGCGATGAGGGCTTCGAAGTCGTCGCGGGCTCGGCGCGCGTGGCGGGATGCGGAGCGGTCGATGTCGCGGAAGGTTTCGGTGACGGGCCAGCCGTGGGTGTCGCAGAGTTCGTGCCCGGAGTCGAGTTGGTCGCCGACGCTGCGGCCCTTTTTGCGGGGGTCGCGCGAGGCGCGGCCGTAGAGCAGGGCGTGGAAGACCGTGTCTGGGTAGACCAGGTGGAGGTATTCGGGCGCGATCGGCATGCGCTGAGGATAGCGAGCGACTCACATCTCTGACAGATATTCTCAGGTGAGAATGTGTGCCGGACGGGTGGGTTACTGGTAGAGATCACCGCTGGTTGGTGTGGTGGTGGGTCACTCGGGTGGTCGCGGGCTGGGTTGGGTGATCTCGTCTACGAGTTGGATCACGTCGTTCAGGCGTCCGCGGAGGCGCTCGACGGTGAGAATGAGCTTGGCCGGCGGGAGTTGACCGAGGTCTGCTGCTTGGGCGGTCGCCAGGTCGCGGGCGGCGAAGTCGATGCGCGCAGTTTGTTCGTTGGTGAGGTGGCGGCCCTGTGTGGGGTCGGGCTGCTCGGTCATGGGGGTTGTCCGCCTGAGGCTCGGGGTGTCGAAGCGCGGTCGCGCTTCCCGGTGCGTGGGGGTGAAGGCAATCGTGGGGTAAACCGTTGCAGTGGGCAATGATCAATGCTTGACGTCACTCGGACGAGCGTTTTATCCGCGCGGGGGGTTGCTGACTCGCGTCAACACGTACTCATGAAAGTACCAAGCATGGTACAGACATTGATCACGTGCCCCACCAGCGTTAACGGGTGCCAACCGATCCCCTGCCCGACTGGGTACAGCAACGCCGTCGAGCCATTGGGGACACCATCCGAACCGAACGAAAACGCCAGAAGCTGACACAGGAACGACTCGGCGAAGCCGCCGGCCTCGATCGGAAGACCATCAACCGGATCGAGCAGGGGGCCCACGCGACGCTCATCGATCATCTGCTGCTCATCGCCGACGTCCTCGATGTCCCGCTCGCTGATCTGGTGGGGTGACGGCGGCCGTCCGTACGGGGGTGTAGGGCGGCCGCCTCTACCCCGGGCCCGGCATCATCGGCACAAGCCAGACCCGGGGGCCTACGAAGGCTCCGCGCGCCACTTCCTGTACAACTCGGTGGCCTTCACGCACCGAGTCTCGCCGTGCCCGCAATCGCCGCACTCCACCGCGTGCTCCAAATAGGCCCGGTACGCCTTCTGCTTGGTCGTGAACGCGGCGTTGCTGGCAATCCGCTGCACATGCCCGGAGCCGCTGCCCGCATCACGCTGCTGCCACCCGGTGCCGCTCATGACCGGCCGCCAGAGTGCTCGGGGTGGTTACGCATCTCGATCTCGTAGGTCGTGGCGAGCCTGGTGTCCCCCGCCCGTTCGGCCCTCGCGCGCTGCTCGTCGAGGGCCACGCACACATCACAGCCGCGCGCCGGCCGCGGCGGCCGCGTCGGATCCGGCAACGAGACGGGCGGCTCCGGCGTGGTCTGCTGGACGGTCATCACGGCTCCACAGGCTTGGGTCTGCCGCGGCGCCGACCGGTCCTCTGGCGGGGGATGGGTCGGCGCCGCCTCACGACAGATCACGCTAGGTGTCTGGGTGAGCACAGCCCAGTGACAGAAGCCACCAGTCGCAGCACCAATTCTGCCCCAACAAGCCCTGCACTAGGACGTGTTGTCCTACCTCACAACGCAGGCTCTACCCCGAGCCTCGCAGCCAGCGACCGCAACGGGGTGTTCCGGCGGCGCTCCGACTCGAGCATCTCCCGCACCGTCGCCGCCGCCAGAGCCTGGAAACGAATCCACTCCGGCTGGTCCTCCTCCACCTCGAGCAACGTCTCGAGAGCGCCATCCGCGTCGCCCGTCTGATACTTGGCCTGCGCGACATCGACCCGGTACGCGGCCGAGTGCACCGGCCGGCTGATGTCCTCGAGGACCACGTCGCTCGAGAACGTGAGGGCGTCCTGGGGCCGGTTGTCGCTCCCGGCCAACGCAATGTTGACCTTCTGCGTGCGCACGTCGACCAGGCTGAACGCGGTCCCATACGCGCGTACCGGGCCCGACCGGACTGCCGCATCCTCCGCGGCGGCCAGCAGCTGCATGGCGGTGTCGCGCTCGTCACGGCGCGCGGCCGGAGTGGCTGCGGCGACGAGGAGGTTCCCGTACACGGCCAACTGGGCCGGTGTCGGCCTGCGGAATCCGGGCTCGAGCGCATCAGCTTTCCGCTCGGCGACCGTCTGCGCCTGCTCCCACCGGCCCTGCCTGAGCAGCACCCACGACAGCGTGGAGACGCCCATGCCCTCCATCAGCGGATCCGACGCCCGGGCAGCGGCGGCGAGTTGCTTCTCGACCGCGGCGAAAGCCCAGTCGGGGTGTCCGGCCTGCGTGGCCAGGCAAGCGGCGAGCTGGTAGGCGAGGGCGAGTTGCCGCCACACCTGCTCGGTGGGGGTCTCGCGGGCGACCGCCCGGCCGTCGCGCAGTAGCAGCGGGAGTCTGCTCGAGAGGCTCGAGTATTCGCCCGCCCAATACAGGCCGGTCGCTTCCTTCACGGTGTCGAGCCACATGTCGGCGCCGGGCGGGTCCTCGAGGTTGTCGTCGGTGAGAACACCGGGCAGAGCGTTGACGTCCTGGATGGCATCACGGAGGGAGATGAGGCCGCCGTCGTCGGAGAGGTTTTGGGTCACGGTGGGCTGTCCTACCAGGCGCTCGAGCTGCACATCGAGGGCGCGGGCCAGAGCGCGGAGTGTGTTGATGCGCGCGGATTGCCGGATGCCCTGCTCGAGCTTGCGGACGGTGTCGACGTGGATGCCGGCACGGGTTGCGAGTTCCTCTTGGGTGAGGTCGCGGAATTCGCGCAGGCTGCGGATGCGGTCGCCGATGGGTGTGGTGGTCATGTGTACCCCCGCCAGAAGGTTGTGGAGTCCACGGTACTGCTGGCGGGATTTTGGCGGGATGGGCGTGAGTGAGGCGGAGTCCGGATCGGTAGGATCAGGGGTATGCCCCCGCCCCCTTCCTCGTCTGGTTCCGTGCGGTCTGCTGCCGTGGTGAACGAGGAGATTCGTGCGCTGTGGCCGCACCCGTCGGTACGGTTGTCGAGCGAGGAGCGGGCCCGGTACGAGCGGCTCGTCGCGGAGTGGGCGGCGGCGGTACGGGCCGAGGTCGTCGAAGCGGCTTGACGGTCAGGTGTCGTCGCCTGCGGACAGGTGTTCTTCGAAGCGTTCCTTCAGCTCGCAGAGTTCCCGCGCTGTGTCGTCCATCTTCCGCTCGGTGCGTGTCACCGTGTCTTTGATGGATCGGCCGCCGTTCGGTGAGAGTTCTTTCACTGCGTCCACGATGACGACGATGCGGCGGTTGATGCGCCATACGCCGCGGGCGAGTGCGCCGATGGCGATGAGTGCGGCTGCTCCGGCGCCGAGGTAGATGAGCAGGTCCATGGGTGCGGCCTCCGTGGTGCGGGCCCTGGTGGTGCGGGCCGTTCGAACGTGAGTGTGGCATTCGAACGCTCTGGCATATTCCGGCAACACGGGTCACTTGCGCACCGGTTGCATAATGGTATTCAGCCCTCCGGCGAAGTGAATGCGAGGCCAGCATGCAGCAGACCGCACGACGGCCCGGACGCCCCCGCGACCCCGACGTCATCGCCCGCGACGAAACCATCTACCGGCTCATCGCAGACGGCATAGGCGCCCGCCGAGACCTCGCCACCGCGACCGGCCTCGACCGGCCCACCATCGCCCTCAGCGTCCAACGCCTGAAGCGGGCCGCACGCATCCGGCCTTGCCTCGACCGTGGAGCGATCGTCTGGTCCGTAGCCGACGACACCCCGTGCCCCTGAGGAGCCAGCCGTGAGCTTGGTCGAGTTCTTCTCCGCCGATGACGTCGCCTGGCAAGAGGGCGCCCCCTGCACTACCACCGGCTTCGACTTCGTCCCCGACGTCGAGACGGACGAGGGGCTCGACACCGCGCAGCAGTGGTGCCGCACCTGCGACGTACGCACCCAGTGCCTGGCGTGGGCCATGCTCAACCGGGCCGAAGGCTACTGGGGCGGCACCACCACCTACCAGCGGGATCAACTCCGGCGTGTTCGCACCCGCGCGAAGTGCCCGATCTGCCAGGCCACCGACCTCGTGTACACCGACCCGCACGAACTCTGCCTGTGCTGCGGGGCATCGTGGATCCGCGACGTACGCGAGGAACCCATCGCCGCCACACCGCTACCATCAGCCGCAGCCTGAACTGCGAAGGAGCATCACCCGATGCAGAAAATCCCGACCCTCTTCGTCCGCAACCCCGACGACCGCCGCCACGTCCTGCCCGAGGTCACCCCGGGCTGCGAGTGGGTCCTCGCTGGGGAAGGACTCGCGACCCGCAAGTGGGACGGCACCTGCACCAAGCTCGACGAGGACGACGTGTGGTGGGCGAGGCGCGAGGTCAAGCCCGGCAAGACGCCGCCACCCGACTACGTCCCGATCGGCACCGACGAGGTCACTGGGAAGACGGTGGGGTGGGAACCGATCGAGCAGTCCTCGTTCGCGAAGTACCACACTGAGGCGCTCACCCACACGGGGCTGATGGTGCCCAGCACGTACGAACTCTGCGGCCCGAAGATCAACGGCAACCCGGAAATGCTCAGCCGCCACACTCTCATCCTCCACGGCTTTGCACCGTCGTCCGAGACCGACGACATCAAGGCCGCGCCACGCGACTACGAAGGCCTGCGTGACTGGCTGCGGGATCGCCACTACGAAGGGCTCGTCTGGCATCACGCCGATGGACGGGTGGCGAAGCTGAAGGCGAAGGACTTCCGCTAGACCGCGACCGCCGTGCGCGGCGTAGCCTGCTGCACCTCGTACGCCCTCTGCCAGGCATCCTGCCACCGCCACGCATGCTGCGACAGCCGGAGCTGCTCGGCCACCGCACGCCCCGCCTCAGACAACTCCGCCCGCAGCTCGGCCGACTCGCGGAGCCGCTTCAACTCGCGGTACCAGACCCGCGGCCGGTCAGCGAGCACGCCCGCGCCCATCGCGTGCAGCCGCGCGTACTCCGCCCGCGGCGACGCCACCCACGGCACCCCGCAGGCTGAGAGCTCCAAAGGCTTCAAGTACGACTTAGCTTGGTTGAACTTCGTGTCGGCAAGCGGGGCGATCCCGATCCCCAACTCGGCGACCGCGCGCGGCCATTCCTCGATCGGCACCCCACCGCCGGGCGGATCCCCTGCCAGACCGAACGCCCTGCCAGCGCCCGTCGGATCGCCGCGCATCACAAACGACGCGCCCTCGTCCACCAGCCGCGCGACCGCCCCGCCCACCACATCCGGATCGTTCGGATGCGAGTGGAACGAACCGGGCCAACCGATCGTGTCCGAGTCCGTACGCGGCAGCCCGTAGTACATGTCCGGCAGGTAGTTCGGCAGCACATGCCCGCGGCCGTGCCTCGCGTACACGTCCAACAGCGCCGGCGTCGACACCGTCACCAACGACGCGTTCCGGCACGCCAACGCAAGGTTGTGCCACGAATGCAGCCCCGCGCCCGGACGATGCACAGCCCACGCCGGATTCGACGGATGAATCGACGACAGATCATCGTCGACATCCACCACCACCGTGATGCCCTTCGCCCGCATCACGCCGACAGCCTGCGCCATGTAGGCGTGGGTGACGCGCTGCATGACGACGACATCGGCATCGACGAGTACGTCTTTGACGGTGTGGCCGTCCATGACGACGCGGACGCGGCGGTCGTTGGGGCCGACGACCTCGACGTCGTGGCCAGATGCGGCGAGGAACTGGCCACTCCAGATGATGCGGAAGTGGCCGCACCCGTATTGGTCGCTGGGGTAGGCGACGACCTTCACTCGGCGGCCTTCCGGGTTCGACGCGCGGCCGGGCGCTCCTCCTGCTCGCTCACGGACGGCGTCTTCTCCAGTGCGTCCACCCGGTCTTCCAGCCGCTTGACGACCGTTACGGCCTGGTGCAGATGCTCGTGCAGGTCGGTGATCTGCTGCTGCAGATCGGCTATGCGGTCGGTGTTGAAGTCAGCATCCGTTGCGGTTGCCGGGATGGTGAACATGCTGGCCGCTTCCTCGCGGGCCAGCTTGCGGATGCGTCCTTCCAAGGCGCTCATGCGGTGGCGTCCTCTCCGGTAGGGGTGGGCCGGTTCGGCACCGCCCACGTCAAGCCGAGGCCCCCGACGAGCGCACCCACGATGAGCCACACTTCCCCGCTCGTGATGACGTCGTCGGCTGCGGCGGTGGACAGGGCCCCGCTCCCGGCGACGACTCCGGCGACGAGCGCCTTCCAGTACTTCGAGATCTTCACGGGTCAGCCTTCCTGTACGTCGATGAGGATGGTGGCCTTGATGCCTTCGATCGATGACCGGATTTCCGCCTTGAGCGCGTCGAGGTCTGCGCCCGGGCCGGCGGCCACCGCGTCGACGAGCTTGTCGATGGTGGCGGCCTGCGCGGCGAGCTGGGCCAGGATTTTCTCGCTGTTGCTGGCCGCCACCCGGGCGAGTGTGGCGGCGGTGCGTGCGTGCGCATAACCGGAGCCGAGTGCGGTGTTGACGGCGATCTTCCCGTCGGCGAGGCCCTTGTCGTCGGGCCAGCGTTCCTTCACCCACGGGCCGAGAATCACCTGATCGTTGAGCTGCATGCCGTCCTCCTCGGGTGGGGTGGTTTTGCCGGTGGCGCGGGCGACGATGCCCGGGAACACGACCTCGCGGAACTGGCGGATGCGGGCCGGGCCGGGGCAGGCGGTGCCAGATGTGGACCACTGCGGGAACAGGCTGTGGTAGCCGAATCCGGGGTCTGACCAGCTGCGGCAAATCCTGAGCGGCAGGCCGTGGTGGGTGTGCATCCACGCGCCGAGCAGGATGAGTTGCTCGATCTGCTCCGGCGTCCACGGATCGGAGGCCTTGGTGTTGGACGCGGTCTCGATCGATACGGCGCCGGTGCCGTCCGGTCGGCGGTTCGCGGCGGCGTTGGCGTCGGCGCGGGTTTCGGTGCCGATGTACTGGGCGATGTCCCCGTCATAACCGAGCCCGAAGTGCGATTCGAGTGTGCTGGTGCGCCAGTACTCGTAGGTACGGCGCGGCGTCCACGGTCCGACGATGCTGTGCATGATGAGCTGCGTCGGCCGGATCGCGGGCTGGTTGTCGCTTTCTGGCTGTAGCTCCATCTTGGTGGCGCCGGGATACCAGGCCATGTCAGTAGTCCCAGGTCTGGCCGACGAACTGGGCGTGGCCCACGTGCGCGGCCTCGTGGTGGTCGTGCCACACCTCCACCCCGACGGGCTGCCCGTGCCGGCCGTAGAACGGCCACATGATCGTGTCCCAGTCGCGGCCGGGTGAGTCGAGCCGGTCTGCGGCGCCGGTGTCGTCACGGATGCCGTGGGGGTCGCGGATGAAGCGGGACATGAACTGGCGCGGCCGCACGTCTTCTGTCAGAACGGTGACCGGTTCCCAGCGGATGTTACGGGCCCACAGGAAGTCCCCGTCGTGGGCGGGCACGATCAGCGACAGATTCCGCATCATGCTGAGGTCGTTGCGGATGGCCGTCTCGAACGTGAGGAGCGTCCACATACTCGGCGGAATGGCCTGCGGTGTGTTCCGGTACAGCTTGACTTGCGTGGCCATCAGCACAGTCCTCTCAGTAGGGCAGCACGATCAGGCGCCGCCGGAGGAACGTTCCCGTCCCACCAGCCACCCGGTACTTGGCGGTGAACGTGTTCGAACCCGACACCAGGTCGTCGTAGAACACGGCATGTGAGCCCTGAAAAATGCCGCCCGCGCTGGACGGGTCGAACGACAGGGCGCGGACATCCGATTCGGCGCTCGACGTCGCGCCCGTCACCTCGATGCTCATCCGGGTGGAGAGGTCGGCGCTGCTGTTCGCCATCTGCGCACCCCAGATCACCAACGCGAGCGGGCCCGTGGTCACGGTGACCGTCGGGCCTACGGTGGCGAGGTCGGTGTACGTCGTGGACGCGGTCGTCTCCGAGGTGACGATGGTGGCGCGGGCGCCCACCCGTTCCACGATCTCGTTCAGCGTGGACGTCACGAAATACCCGCCAGGTGCGGTCGCCTTCGCCGGCGCGGTCTCGTTGAGGTTGTCCCTCACGAACGTGTTGAACTGCGCGGCCGTGTACACGCTGCCGGATACCGCCGTCATGGGCGCTGTCCAAGCGATGGGGACCACCTCCTTTCAGAACGGCAGGACGAACAGGCGCCGGTTGGAAAAGGTGCCGGTGCTTGCCGAGACGCGGTATTTGCAGGTGAACGTGTTGGAGCCGGGGTTGAGTGCGATGCCTCCGGAGTAGAGGACGGCGTCGCCGACTTCGATCGTGGATCCGGCTGCGTCGATGATGCCGATGCTGCGGTTGATGGCGGTGGCGATGGTGGTGGCGCCGGATACTTCGACGCTCATGCGGGCGGATCCTGTTCCGGAGTTGGAGGCGGAGCAGTGGTAGAAGAGGATCGCGCGGGGGCCGGTTTCGACGGTGACTGCTGGGCCGATGGCGGCGGGGGCGTCGAGGTCGTCGAAGGTGGTGGAGGTGGTGGTGCCGGAGTTGAGGTCGATGGTTCCGCTGGTGATGCGTTCGGCGATGGTGTTGATTCCGGCTCCGGCGAAATGTGTTCCTGCTGCGGTGGCTTTGGCGGGTGCGGTTTCGTTGAGGTTGTCGCGAACATATTGGTTGAATTGCGCGGCGGAAAAAATGCTATTTGCGACCGCTGTCATGGGTGCTGACCAGGCGATGGCTACTGCCCTCCTTCTGGCGTGGCGGGCACCCCGTGTTCGGCGTTCTCGGCGCGCAGGTCGTCGATGCTCTGCCCGTGCGGCACCCGGAACTTGACAGCGGTGTCGTGCCCGTGCGGATACCAGTTACGGGTGTGCGGGACCGGGCGCAGTGCGAGGACGGCTGTGATGTCGGCGAGGTTCGGCGGCCAGTCGATCGGCACGTCCGTGAGCTTGCAGTACGAGCAGGAGAAGGCAGGCAGCTGCACCACCCGCGGCGCCGCCGGGTTGCGTGAGGTGCGGGCGTAGAGGTGCTCGACGTTGCCGCAGGCGCGCGGGCAGTCGGCGACCCAGTCTCCGGAGTAGACGTAGGCGCGTGCTCGCGTGGCGATCAGCTGGACCATGCGGTGACGGTAGAACCCGCCCGGCGAAGATCGTTCCGGGGTGGGTCAGGTACCGAACTGGCCCGTGTCGAACTGGCCCTGCGTGAGATGGTCGAAGATGAACACGGTGTCCGGGTCGTCCGTTGAGCTGGGGTCGAACACACCGTCATCGAAGCCGAGGCCCGCCACATCGAATGTGAACGGGTTCTCCACCGAGTCCCCCAGAGTGCGCTCGCAGCCGAACGTCGCGTAGTGCACTGTCTGCGTGCACTCATCAACAACCGTCCGGGCAATAATCTGCTCGATCCGCTCAATGTGGAAGTCGCCGTCCAGGCCGAGTTCGCCGTTGCGGATGGTGATCCGGTCCGACAGGGCGCGGGTCAGGACCTGCAGCCAGTGATCGTCGTCGGAGGACACGATCCGTAGCTGCACGGTGGGGCGGCGTTCCGCGTAGTGCGCGAGGAGCAGCTGGGTGATCGCCTGCGCGTCGTTGGCGTTCACCCACGGCGGATCGTCGGGGTAGGAGCGGCGGCTGTGGCGGGCGATGCTGACCGCGTCCTCCGCGGAGACTTGCACGGTGCGGGCCACCGGCACGGTGCGGGCCCGTACCTGAAGGCGGCTGATGTTCACCGTGCCGCCGACCGCGGTGATGGTGATGGTGAGGGATTGGCCGGAGCGGCGGGACAGCAGGACGATGGGGGTGCCGGTTCCTGTATGGATGATGTCGGTGCCGTCGGTGAGGTCTTGGGCGTCACGGAACGGATCGGATGCTTGCACGTCGACCTGGACGGACTGTCCAAGGGTCAGGCTGATGGTGGTGCCGGATTCCCAGACGACGGACAGGCTGGCCTCGGGCCGGCGTTCCTCCACGGCGAAGATGGCGGAGTTGATGATGTCGCGCCAGCCGTGGCTGTAGCCGAACGGGGGGATGAAAGAGAGGTCGGGCACGGCTGCTCCCTATGCGGGTTCGACGATCATCCAGGCGACCACCGATGTGTCGGTGCCGCTGGAGCTGAGGATGGTGAACGACGTTCCAGCGGTGCGCGTTGAGACGCGCAGGAAGCCGGGGGTTCCTCCGGGCGTCTGGCAGGTGAGGAAGATCCTGCTGTTGGCCGTAACTGCCGTGGTGGCGACGGCCAGCGTGCCGCCGACCAGGGTGGCGACACCCATCTTCGCGTTGGCCCCTTCGGCGACCTGAAGGCCGCGGCCCGCGGTGACGATCCGCAGATCGGCAGTCGACAGGTCGAGCCGGTTCGCCGCTCCCCGTCCGATCTTCACGTCGCGTGCCGCGTTGCCGGGGCCGAACTCGATGTCGCCGTTGGCGAATACCTGGATGCGGCGGGTCGAGTCTCCGGCGACGAGCGCGGCGAGCACGGCGGACACGGTGGTGGCGGCGGTCATACGCAGGTGGGGGTTGGTGTTGCCTGCCCCGTTGGTGTTGACCAGGTCCAGGGCGCTGGCGTCGGTGGCGGTGGTGTTGGTTGCGGTGCCGCGCCATGCCCACGGTTCGGTGCTGGCCCGGGTGGGTGCGGCGGTCGTCCCGGTGGCGGTGCCGGTGTTCGGGCCGCGCAGCAAAACAGTGTTGGTGCCTGCGTCGTGGAATGCGGTGGTCGCGGCGTGCAGGTAGGAGTCGGCGACGAGAGCCCAGGTGCAGCCGCCGAACGAGACCGCGCGCTCCGGCGAGTTGGTTCCCAGTCCGTCGTCGCCGACGCCGGGGTAGCAGGTCATGCCGGTGACGATGATCGGGGTGGTGGCGTTGGTGCCGCGCAGTGCGGCGAAGCCGCCGCCTCCGGCACCGGGGAAGCCGTTGCGGCCGTCTCTCCTGGCCATCAGTCCTGCCACAACGATCGGCGCGTTGCCGGTGGAGTCGATTAGCACCCCGTACTGGGAGTTGCGGTCGGTGGAGCAGCCGGACAGGATGGCGCCGCCGGAGCCCTGGCCGGTGCCCCACGAGCCGGTGATGTAAAACCCGGACAGTGCAGACCACTCGGCGCGGCAGACGTCGAGTTGGGTGTTGGGTGCTCCGCTGATGTAGTAGCCGTGGCCGCGTACACCGATGGTGCGGCAGTTCACCAGGTGGTGGTCTGTGCCGATGAGGTGGAAGCCGTCCCAGGTGGTGTCGGCGACGTCTTTGCCGTTGATTTGGACGTTGTCGAAGTACCAGCTGTAGGGGTCGCCGTCGGCGCCGCCGTTGACGAGGACGATCGAGTGGTCTGTCATCTTGGCGATGCCGACGTCACGCAGGACGGTGCCGTGGACGAAGCCGGTGCCGCGGATGCCGGAGACGGTCTCCGTCGTTAGATTCACGCCGTCGATGTTCACGCCGGTGATGTGGACGTCGCGGGTTTCGGTGGGATAGCCGGCGACGTCGGCGTCGAGGAGGTCGATGACCGTGGCGTCGGAGAATCCTGCCAGTGGGACGAGCGCCGGGTAGTCGTCTGCCGAGACGGCGTCGCGGTCCACGATGGGGCCTGCCAGCCGTATGTAGGGCGGGATGGTCAGCTTCGAGGCGAGGCCGTAGCGTTTCGCCCCCAGGTAGACCACGGCGCCCGGTGGTGCGGCGTCCAGGAGTCCTTGGATGACGGTCTTGTCGTCGGTGACGCCGTCGCCTGCTGCGCCGCTGCCTTCTACGGGGATGGCGAGTGAGGTGATCTGGTTTTGCAGGTCTGTCAGTGCTGTGTTGAGGACGGGTCCCCATCCGGTTTGCCCGATCGTGGGCACGGTGACCATGTGTCATCCTCCGTATACGTCGAAGCCGTAGCAGCCGTCGCCGTACTCAGTGACGGGGTCGTTGCAGGGGTCGCATGCGCCGATCAGTCGTGATGCGAACGTGGCCTGCGAGATGATCGACGCGTCCCGCAGCAGTCGGTGATGCCGGTCGCGGAAGGTGAATGTGCCGTCCGGTGCGACGTACGCGATCGACGGTGGGCCTTCGGATTCGAGGAGTTCCGTCAGTGCGGTGAATGCGTCGGTGCCTTCCGCCCACCACCACGGCACGAATGTGCCGCCCAGGTCGAGGTCGCGGGGTGCTGTCCAGCCGATGTGGTCGAGGATGACGTCGATCAGAGTGCCGGTGCGTTGTGCCTGGTACAGCTCGGTGGAAATGGTGGTGCCCCGCAGCAGGGCGAGGCCGTCGAGGGCGGTGATGGATGCGGAGCGGTCGTCGCGGTCGGGGTGCACTTCGAACTCGTCGATCCGGCCGCGGATCAGCGGGTACAGGGTGTCGTCCCAGACGACTTCCACCTTCACTGGGGCTGCAGGTGCAATCTCATCGACGATCGGCGAATCCGTGTTCTCCGGGCTGTAGACACGGTCCGCATTGCACAAGGTCATCGACAGGCTGCCGACCATCGGCGGGGACAGTTGCCGCGCCTGGTCCCGGCCGTACTGGAAGACGACGGGGCCGCGGGCCAGCACATCGCTGGTGACGTCGTCGTTGGGGTCGTCGAAGTCGCCGTCGCCATTCCAGTCGACGGCAACCGTGTAGCCGTCGGCCAGCGCCGGGGTGATGTTGAAGTTGTCGAACTCGGCGAAGTCGCCAGTTGGGCCGCCGCCGGTGACGAGGGGGGAGCAGTGCGCCAGCAGCTGGACCTGCAGGTCGTTCTCGGTGGTCCAAAACGGTGCCGTGTCGCTGTGCTGTGTGACCCATTCGCGGCCGTCCGCCGAGGTGTCCCAGAACACGCTGCCGGAGGTCTCGCGGACCCGTAGCCAGGCGTGTTCGGTCGGGTCGTAGGGGATGGTCCGGCCGCCTTCGTCCGCGAAGCCGACGTAGATCGTCATCAACAGAATGTTGGTGACGGCGTCGACTTCGAAGACGATCTGCGTGCCTGCGACATCGGAGACGATCAGCAGCTGTGCGTACGCTTCGCTGTGGCCGATGCCGTCGGGCGGCATCAGCTGCACGTGCGCATGCGAGCCTTCCAGTCTGTACAGGGCTGCGGAGGCGTAGGCGGCGAAACCGGTGTCGCATGGGACGCGGGCGCGGCCGCCGGTTTCGGTCGGTGGGCCGCCGGGTCCGGTGTTGTAGTTGTCCGGCCACTTGACGGTGTCTACGACGTTGTCGTCGAAGTCGTCTGTGAGGTCGGCGAACAAGGCCGTGGACGGGATGACGTTGAAATCGTCGAACTCGGCGAAGTCATCGGTGCCGCCGTCCCGGTGGGCTATCAGCTGGACTTGCAGGTCGGCGTCCGCCACCCACGCCGGAGACGCCTCCGTGCGTCTGGTGGCCCAGGTGATGCCGTCCGCGCTGGTCTCCCAGTGCAGGTCCCCGCCAGCCTCTCTGATCCGGACCCAGGCGTGTGCGACCGGGTCGTAGGGCAGGCTGGTGAATCCGGGGTCGAAGAATCCGACGCGTACCGCCATGCCGAGATTGCCGGTGGCGGCGTTGACTTCGATGATGGCGTCGGTGCCGGCGGTGGTGGTGGTGATGAGGAGTTGCGCCCACGCTTCGGTTGCGGCGCCGCCTGCGGCTGGGGGGAAGAGTTGGCAGCTGGCTTCGGAGGCTTGGAGGGTCCAGGCTTCGGCGGTGGCGTAGGCGTTGAAGCCGGTGTCGCAGGCGACTGTGGCCAGGCCGCCGGTTTCGGTGAATGTGCCGTACGAGTCGGGCCATTTGCCGGTGTCGACGGTGTTGTCGTTGAAGGTGTCGCGCAGGGTGCCGATCAACGCCATGTCAGGCCCTCCTCAAAGACTTGGGGAGGCGGTTGGTGCGGTGGAGGTTGTCCAAGGATTTCGCGAGCCAGTTGTCGAGTTCCATCCGTGAGCCGATGACGCCGGTGTTCTCCATCTTCAGCGTCATGTACTGGTTGATCACCGTGGGTGTCCCGCTGGTCGAGTATCTGGACCGGGTGATGCTGCGGCCCACGTTCATCCCCGCCATGCCGCCGTCTGCTAGGGCGGGCGCCCCGAGGCTCATCGAGTTGACCGCGTTCATGAAGGCGACGCCGTACTTGCGGACCGCTGCGCCCCGCATCACATACTCGGTGTCTGCGACCCTCGCGCGGGCGCCGGACCCCAGCAGGGCAAGGACGCTGTCCGAGGTGGGTGTGCCGGGGCCTTCGACGTAGCCGCCGTGGGGGAACGCCTGGATCTCGCCGCCTGTGGCGTAGCGGGGGACACGGCCGCCCGCCGCGAGACCGGACCTGGCGGTGCCTGCGGCGACTCCCGCGTAGTTGCGGCGCACCTTCAAGGTCACCGTGCGGGAGCGCACGCTGGCCAGTTCGCGTTTGGCCGCCGCGACCTGATTCTGAAGCTGGCGGATCGTCGCCCGTAGCTCGGACCGCTTCGATGGCGGGACCGACTTGATCTGCGCCTTGGCGTCTTTGACTTTCTTCTGGAGGTCGTCGAGCTTGCCCTTGAGTTCGGACTGCTTCGATGGCGGGACCGATTTGATCTGTGCTTTGGCGTCTTTGACTTTCTTCTTCAGGTCCTTCAGGTCGCCCTTGAGTAGCGCCGTCTTGTTCGGCGTCTTCAGGATCTGGTCGGCGAGCTTCTTGGCAGACTCACGGCTGAGGTCCTGCTGCATCAGGTTTTTGATGAGCTGCTGTCGGCCCTGTTCATAGATGCCATTGACCTTCGACCAGGAGGCTCCACTCTCCCGTGCGGACGAGGCCGCCGCGTCGGTCTTCGCCGCCAGATCGACCTGAGCACTCCATACATCTCGGGCTGCCTGTGAGTTGAGGTCGAGTTCTCCGTTGACCAGGCGCAGCGCCCCAGCGTTCTCCGCTGCCGCCTTTGCCGAGTCATCGATCGCCTGCTCAAGGGCGATCATTCCGCCCGCTGAGGCCCGGTTGACGTCGTTGAGCGCCTGGACTGCTTGCCGCAGCCCGTCCGCAGACGCCTTCTGCTCGGCCAACTTCGTCGACGTGGCCTGCGCCTGCTGCCCGAACAAACCCATCGCGTCGGCGGCGAGCTGCTGCTCAAACTTGGCGTCCTCCAACGACGCCTTGTAATCATCAAGACGGCTCGTGAACTCCTTCGTGTCCTTGCCGCCCTTGCCGTACTCCGCCGTCAGCCGCTTCAACGCCGCAGCAGCAAGATCCGCCTGCCCGTTCTTGACGAGATTCGCCAGCGCCTTGTCAACAGAGTCGAGGTTCTCCTTCGCCTCCTTCACCGGCGTGGAATCCCAGCCAGTCCACCCGACGAGGAACTGCTGCACCTTGTCAGCAGTGCCCGGATCAGTCAGCGACTTCACCTTGTCGTTCAAGCCACCGAGGTCGGTACCGAACGCCTTCGCGGCCTCCCCCGCGACCTTCCCGGACCTGCCGAGCCGGGCCAGTGAACCAGTCAGCTTGTCGACGTCCGGCGGCGCCTGCCTCCCGATCTGCGACAACTCCGTCAGAGCGATCACCAGCAGCCCGATGCCCGTTCCCGCGACCGCGACCTTCGCCGCCCGCGACAGCGTCCCGAACGCCGCGGCCAGCCGGGGCAGTACTCCAGTGGCACCGGCCGCGGCCACCCGCATCGCGGTGATGGCCGTACCGAACGCCGCAATGCCCGCCGAAGACGCAGCCATCCCCGCCGCCGCAAGCCGGACCGCCTTCAACGCGATCGCCATCTGCAGCATCGCCGTGATCGCACCCGGCGGGACCGCCGCGACGATCCCGGCCAAAGCATTCACCACCGCCAGCAAACCCGGCCCGACATTCGCCGCACCTTCAAGGATGTTGCCCAGTGCCTCCGCCACATTCGACAGCACATCCCGTACGAGGGGCCCGTTCTCCCGCGCGTACTCCATGAACTGGGCGACAGCGCCAGACATTTTGCCCGTGTCCAAAGTGCGGGTGAAGCGGATCAGTGCGTCGTTCGCCCGCGTCAGCACGCCGGTGGAAAACTCTGCGAAGTTCTTCATGAGCCGGTCGAAGCCAGGCGACTGGACACCGCCCGCGGCGATCGTCACAAACCGGTTCAACTGCGCGCTCGTACCCTCAACCAACGGAGTCAGCTTCGGGAACACTGCACCAAACGCGGCGAACGCCTTCGTCGCCACCGGCATCGTATTGTCGGCAAGACCGTCCGACCACTCCCGGTACTGGTCACTGAGCACACTGAACGCCGCTGACGCGGTCCGGGTGGCCGGCGGCAGCGCGGAGAGCGACGCCCGGTACGCGTCCTGGGCCTTCACCGCCTCCGCCGAGCTGGCGCCGTGGGTCTGGGCCGCTTCAGCGGCCTTCTTCTCCGCCTCCGCGACTTCCTTGAGCGCCACGACCTGACCCGCGACGGCCGCACCGAACACACCCACCGCGACTGTCGCCGCACCCAGCCCCGCCGCGATCGGCAGGAGGTGCCCGGCCTGCGCCGCAATCGGCAGCAGCGCAGGCGACAGCAGCAACGCTGCAGACCTCAACGCGCCCAAGGCTCCGCCCGCGTCTCCCGCGGACCTGGTCACAATGGTCAGCGAGTCGGGCAGCCCCGCCAGTGTGGCCGCGGCACGGCGCATGCTCGTGTCGAGGCTGTCCATGTCACCGCGCAGGCTGCGGGCTTGGGTGCCGAGCAGACGCAGCGCGGCCGCAGCTGCGACGGCCTGCGCGGCCAGGACACGCAGAGCCCGCGCGGTGTCCTGCGCCTCGTCCCGCAAGGCGCGTAGTGCCGTCGTGGCGGCGGTGGTGCCGGCGGTGTCCGTGTCGATGCGGGCGTTGATGCGGATGGGGCCGAGTTGCTGGAGGTCGCGGACAGCGGCCCGTACGGCGGCAGTGCCGGGCCCGGTGTCGTCGTCGACGGTGACGCTGATGCTGGCGCCGCGCAGCGACGCAAGATCGTCGCGTACGAGGCCGATTCGGCGCTGCAGGTTCCGCAGGGGGCCAGTGGTCTGGTTGACCATGCGGCGGATCGCGAGGACTGCGCCCGCGGTGGGCATGTCGATGCGGATGCTGGCAGTACCGATCAGATCAGCCATTGAGGGTCACTCCCATCGAGGCGAGGAACGACTGGGAAGCGTCCTCAGCTCCGGCCCACCACCAGGGCGCGCCAGGGTCTGTCTGCGGCTGAGCTTCGCGGCGTTCGCGGCCGGGGAGCGCCCACGCCGAAGTGCCGAGGTCGGCGTCGAATCGGGCGCGCGCCTGTTCCTCGGTCTGGCCGTCTCGGACGTTCAGCCGCTGCAACATTTCGGCGTAGATCGCGTTCAGGAAGCGGTCGGCTCGGAGGTCGCCGAAGTCGACTCCGCGGGCTGCGTATTCGCCGTCGAGCTGGTGCCAGATTCCGGGCTGGCAGACCCATCCGATGAGTCCGGCGACGGCTGTGTAGGGCGCATGCCGTATTCCTCCAGGAGCCACAGGACGACGTCGGACATCTGGTCGTCGTCGATGGGGCGCGTCTTGTCCTGCAGTCGGTCGGAGAACCGCTGCCAGGATTCGGGGAGGAGGGCGAGGACGAGGGCCTGCTTCAGCATGTCGTGCTGCTGCTGGTAGGTCTCGGTGTCACCGGTGCTGTTGTAGAGGGTGACGAACTCGGCGAAGACGTCGCCGGGGAGGACGGAGGCGGCTTCGAAGGTGTCGCCGTCGATGGTGAAGTTGAGGCGTTTGCGGGGGCGGCTGAAGTCGCGGGGGCCCGGGGGTAGCGGCGGGGCGGCCATGACCGGGTGCTGTCCGGCCGTGATGCTGTTCGGGTGTGTGAGGAGTTCGGTCATGCGGGTGACGGTAGGTACCTCCCGCGCATGATCATTCCGGAGGTCAGAGAGCGGTCGGGAGCGCCTTGTTCAAAAAATCATCGGCCTGGGTGCCGGGGTGATTGACGAGCTTCGCGAACACGATGCGGCCGCCGACGGTGAAGCGGAGCGCCTGCCGCGTCCTCGGCCGGATCTGGTGAGGCGCGGTTCCGTTGATGACGTAGCCGACCGCGTCGTGATGGACGCGGATCGTCGCCGACGGCCCGGAAGCACTCCGCTCGACCTGCGGCTGCGGGATGCGTTCGCTCATGCTGCCCGGGGCGAACTGGCGGGCCGCAGTAGCAGTACGGTCCGCGCGCTGCTGACAGTCCCGGCCGACCATCCCGGTAGGCGAGTTGAGCATGCGGTCGACAGCCGCCCAGTCGATACGCAGAATCGCGGCCATGTCAGTTCCTCGGGAGTGAGACTAGCGCCCGCAACTCGGTGCCGACGCACCCACCCAACGGGCCCTGAGGAGTCTGGGGGCGGACGAGGAAGTCCGAGATTTCGTGGGCGTCGTCCATGGTGCACAGCTCGTGGGAGGTGGCGAGGAGGACTTGGTAGGCGTCCCGGCGTACCTGCTGTGCGGACGCGTCGAGCTCGGCGACAAGCGGATACAGCTGCTGGCCTACGGGGTTGGGGGCGCAGCGGATCAACTGGATGATGATCTCGCCGACCTCCCACGGTGCGTCACAGGGTCCGACCCTCGCGGCTTGTGGGGCGGGGAAAGTCTCCGACGGGTAGACGGTGCCGACGGACACGGCGAGCATGCCGCAGTCGCAGGCATCCCAGGCGATGGCCCCGGGGACGACACCGGAGCGGTCGGGGGTGTCGGTGAGGTCAGCATGGATTGCGGCCCTCAGTCGTTCTGCGACGGTGTACCACTTCAACTCGCCAGAGATCATCGGCATCAGGTGCCCGCCCTTCGCACCGTCGGCCGATCCACGCTGTACACGCGCGAGCGTTGCCGCAGCCCGTACGGATTCCACGTCGCCACGAACATATCCACCAAATACAGCCCGGTCCGGCCCTGCCGGAACAGCTCACCCACATCCGGATACGAGATCGTCACACCCTGCCGCACCAACTGCTGCAACCCCGCAGGCAGCTTGCAGTCCCCACCCGCCGCAGCCTTCGCAATCTCACACGCCAACTGGCCAACCGCCAGCGAAGCGCCCTCCGGCAACGCCTCCCCATACGTAGCCGTCACCGACCACGTACCCACCTCAGTGTCGTCCAGATTGAGATCGTTGCAGCGCGGCCACCGCCCGCCGTCGGTGCGCACGAGCAGCCGGTTGTTGTCGATACGGTACGCGCCCGACACCATCGGCGTACCGTCGATCTTCACCTCGACGATCGTGTTCACCGGAGCAGGCAACCGCACCTCCGACACCTCGGTGCAGGAGCAGTCACCAGCACACGAGCCGCACGTCAGGTTGTACCAAAGCCCACCGATCAGCGCAGGCTGCGGATAGGAGCCGGACGCCCACGGAGGCCCGAAGTCGTCGTAGAACGAGCCGGTCTGACACTCACGGGCGCACGGGCGAAGCGTCACCTGACACACCCCGAACCGCATGCCCGTCATCGCCCACAGCGTCTCGGTGGCCATGCTCACGGCCAGCCCGGTGACGGCCGGATTCAACGTGTCAACGTCGCACGTCCACGTGACAGGCCAGTCCGCACACGGGCCCGTGATATCGCCCGTGCCGCCGGGGACGGTCTGCGGGGTTGGGTTGATGACCGGCACAACAAGCCTCCCTAAGGCGCGGCGAACTTGCCCGCGCTGACGATGACGGCCTGCGCCGGGTCAGACAGATCAGCGGCGGTACGGGTCGCCACGACATGGGCGATGAGCGCGCCGTTACCGACGATGAGCGGGTTGACGACATGCCCGCTCTGCCCGATCGCGTTGACGGCCGCCGACAGGCTGGCGTGTGTGGTCTGCCCGTACTGGAACGCCAACTGCGTGGACGCCTCGCCCGTCCCGAACAGCCACAGCCGGTGAACACTGCTGGTGTTGGCACCTCCCCCGATCGGAGTGATCACGCCTGCGTTGTCGAAGTTCGCAACGTCCACCGCGTTGACCAGCGGACCGAACACCGTTCCGGTCGCCGTGATGTACCGGAACTGTGACGGGGACTGGGACGGCACGGTGACGATGTGCGGGTTGTTGGTGAGAGCGCCGCTGACGAAATGGGAGAACGCGCGGGCGAACATCGTCCCCGACGACTGATCGATCATCAGGTTGGTGCCGTTCGCGGTGACGATGTTCCCCGAGATGGAGAACGCGCTCAGCGAATCCATCAGATCAGCAAGCTGGTTCGCGGACTGCGCCAGGATCACCGGCAGAGTCTGAACCACCACGACCGCGCCGCTGAAGAACGTTGTCACGCCGAGCGCGAGATGCGTACGCCGCTGCTCAGGTGTCGGCTTGATCCCCTGCTGAATGACGTTCGCCGACGAGTCCATGAGCCACCACGTCACCGACCGCAACAGTGACGCCGCATCCAAAGCAACGGTCTGGTTGGCGGTCTTTATCCGCGTCACCGCAGGCTCGGACTGGTCGCCCGCGAGGTAGTCGACGATGTAGCCGTCCAGCGCGCTGATGTCGATGGCCTGCGGGTTGCCGACGTTCGGGTTGAGTTCGCCGCCCGAGGCGATGCCGGTGGACAGGTCGGCCTGCTCCTGCGTCATACCGACACTGACGAGGAACGATTCCGTGTCGAGGTGGACCCAGTAGTTTCCGGACTCGGCCCAGAACGTCAGCACCCCTGCACCGTTCGTCGCCGTCGGGTTCGCGATCGGCGTCACACCTGTCGCGTCAGTGAACAGTGATGCGAACGCGGTCGACCCCTCGGGGAACACCCGCGTCTCAATGTTCGCCGCGAGTGCTCCGGAGGGGAACCAGAATCGGTCACTGTACCGGGCCAGAGCCACGCTCAACCCCCTTCACATCACGTGGTGGTTTCGTCGATGATCAGCCCGAGGTTCGCCAGCGCAGTCAGCAGCGACGCGAGCGCAGTCCCATCAGTGCGTGACCCCGTCACCGTCTGCCGGGACACTGGTGTCACGCCATGAAAAGCAAGCTGGTCATTGTCGGGGTCGATGACATGACGGACCGCCCCATACAGGGCGTCAACGAACTCGCGTCGCCCCGCATGCTGCGCGTTCAGGGCGTCCGCCGAGTACCGGTCGTACGCGCGCTGCGTCCCGTCGAAACCAGTACCCGACCAGTTGGAGACGATCAGGTCGGCGCCCGTCGCCTCCAGGTCGAGGGCGC